GTGATATCCCATACTTCCTAGCAAGTTTTGCTTTTATCATACCAGTATCATACTCATAAAGTAATTGAAGTATATCGGGTCTACTTAACTTTGTATCTGAAAATTTAAACCTACCATCTCTAATACATTGTTGAGTATTTTCCTTAGCAGTACCCCAATATAAGTTCTTATAATGATTATGAGTTCTTATATTATCCTTATGACATACATACTTATGATTATTTGGGTTTGGTACATATACTAATGCTACTAATTGATGAATGTTATAAGTATACCTATATCCATTCGTATCCCTAATAGAAACTATAACGTATCCGTTATTTTTAATTCGATTAAGGGATAATTTTACCCAACCTTTACCCTTATAATTAGAATATACCTTACCATTCTTGGTAACATGGTAATTAGGGCAACCAATGCAATCTAAGTTTCCCTTTAAAATCTTCCTCATACTGCTTTATCTCTTTACTAAACAATTTAGGATAATCCTTAATGATTACATTCTTATACTTCTTATGTTCTTCCATATACTCCTCTACTGAGAAATCTGGTTGAAGCATCTTTCTATAATCATACCCAGGAATAAAAGGTAATTCTTCTGCCATTGACCTACCAATAGAGAAGTCCATTGACATATCTACATCATCCACTTGAAAACCAAAATATTTCTTAGTACTGGGGTTTCTCAATATATCCCATATTTTAAAAACAGTCCAAGTATTAATATATTCAGGCTTTGAGTAAAAATAGGCTGCATCATGAACAGTTGCTACTTCAAGCATACGGGGTAATTTACCTTGTCGCATTAACCAATAAACAAGAATAGCCCCGAAGTTGGTCATATTTGCTGCAGCACCTTGACATGGGAAATTAAGTCCCAAACGAATAGCATAAGCAACTTCTTGTTTGTCGTTTGAGTATATCTGGGGTAATCTTCTCTTAGTACCAAATAACTGGGTATAATATCCATGCTTACGAAGGAATTTCTCTTGTTTCTCTTTGAACTTAAGTATCTTTGGGTGTTTCTTAAAGAACTCATCCATCTCCTTACGAGCTTCTTCTTTAGTAACTATAATACCAGCTTTTGGGTCTGATAATTTTACTGCTAGCAAAGCATCTCCAATTCCATAGATAAGTCCAAATGCAATTTGCTTAGCTTGTTTTCTTCTAGTCTTCCAAAGCTTATGGTCAGGGTGACTTTCGTCTTCGTATATTTTACTGGCTTCCTCAATTGGAACCCCATATTTTGCTGCTGCTATACCAAGGTGAGGGTCTACGCCCTTTGCAAAAGCATCAAGATATGTTTCATCACCCGATAGATGAGCCATCATTCTTAACTCTGCCTGTGAGTAGTCGAATGCCATATATAGATAACCTGGAGGAGCTACCAATTGTTTCTTGATATTTGGGTCTACTGTTGTCTTTGGGATCTGCTGCATATTTGGGTCTGCAGAACTAAACCTATTAGAGTCAGTACCATGTATGTTATATCTACCATGTAATCGAGAATCATCTTGTACCTTTTCCCACCACCCATAAATATAAGTCTTATACATTTTCTCTAACCCTCTTAGTTCGAGAAGTTTATCCAAGAATATTGCCTTTGGTGAATCGGGTTTTTTAACTGTTAACCTTAAGTTAGTTAGGGTTTCTTCATCTGTACTTGGTTTACCAGAATCATTATCTTTAATTACATCGAAATGGAATCCATCCTCTGAATACATTAGCTTAGGCAAATCAACTGGGCTACCAAGGTTAATGGGTCTTATTAATTCCTGTTCCTTTTTAGTTGTGAATATACCTGCCTTGATATTCGATATTTTCTGTTCCCTTAATGCAATCTTTCGTTTGTCTTTTGGGTCATTATAATCTAACTCCTCAAGTTCAGCTTCGATAGATTGAATATACTTATCAATCTTTTCTTGGTTGTACTTCTTTTCGAATTTCTTTACTCTTGGCAAGTCATATATTGCTTGTCTAGCAGCATCTATTTTTGGTTTATATTCTTCCAGAAGCTTTTTATTGAACTCAGTATCTAGATATAATCCCTCTTTCTCTACTGAGGTGAGTACTCGTGAATTACACATAAATAAATTACGGAATACCGAATACATACCCAAATCAATCAACTTCTTTTCAAAGAATAACATTAACCTAAGAGTATAATCCGTATCTTGACAACCGTAATGGCAAAGTGGGTCTAATTCCTTTTTATCCCATGGTATCTTATCAAAGGCATCTTGCTTTTCATAATTACCATACTCTGGTAAATATCTTCTTACCATTGACTTTAAGTCATGAGGTTTTTCCTCGTTGAGAACATATTTAGCAAGCATCCCATCTAAACATGTACCTCTGTAGAATATATGATACTTCTGGTTTACCTGGTCGTCAAATTTCCAGTTCCATGCAACCTTAGTTATCTCGTAATTCTCAATTACTTCTTCCCCAAATTTCCTTAACATCTTTTTCCAATTCCAACCTGGTGAAGTATAAGCTTTTGTTTCGAAATGGTCTAAAGGGATGGAAGCACCAAACCCAGGCATCCAAGATACAGAGAGAATTGTAGGTTTAAAACTCTTATTATAAATAGGTTCGGCATTCGTTTCATAGTCACAGCAAGCATAACCCGTAGCTTTACAACAAGCAATAAGTTTCTTAAGCTCTTTCTTGTTCTTTATAATATGATACCGTGTTTCCATATTTTAAAATAGAAAAAGGGACATACCCACCTATAGTAGATACATCCCTCATTATTAGTATTTCTCTTGTAAGTCTTCCAGATTAGATGCTAATGCTAACCAATCTTTCTTATAAGCATGGAGGGAATCAATAGTATGATACAGATAACCGGGTTTAACTCCAACCTCGTTAGCTACGTATTTCATAAGTCTCCATGCAAGGTATACATCATTACCAAAGTGAGTAACAAAATCCGAACTTCTTTGGTGATAGCAAATATGTAATACCTTCTCCCCCTTACCATTCTGACGAATAAGAAAATCATAATACATAGAGCAAGGAATACGTTGTCTACCACCATAGTATAAGGTATCATCATGCTCAAATATTGGTATAATTGCTTTTCTTGTATCTGGGTCTCTCTTTAAAAGACGAACTAAATCTTTTATTAATACTTCACCCATTCTCTCATTGTATGTGTAATCGAACCTACCCTTTTCATTAAGGAATTGTTCCCATAAATCTTTTCTTAATTTCCAAGCTTCTCCTGGATTTATATCATTAGGGGATATTCTTTCTTGGAACTCTGCATCTGCCCATTCTCTTGAATGAGAGAATACGAATAACCATACCGGGTCTCCCAATGAAGTTAAGCAATATTGTTGGCAAATGAGTTCTTTAGTAATAAAATCCTCATTACCTTCAATGACTTTATTTTGATAGGTCTTTGGTTTTACAAGTTGACCATAACTGTTGAGTTCTCTGCCCATTTCGGACATTAACTCAAAACTGTTAGAATATATCCTCATATTATATAAATATTTAACTGTATGACATTGTAGAACTAACCCAGGTCATATGCCAGTAGCGAAATACAAAATCATCGAAATCCTCTACCTCTTTCATTAACAAGGGTATATCTGGTTCTGCACCGTTCTTTTTAATCTCTAAAACTTGGTAATAGAATTTGTTTACTAATCCTATCCGCTTCTGATTTAAAAATTCCCTAGCTTCCATCGTTGTTCTTTTGTTTTAAAAGTTTCTTCTTATAGGCTTTACGTTGAGAGTAAGAAATTACATTCTCGGGATATTCAATATCTTCGTATTCAAGAAGTAATTCTTTTGCTTTCATTGATTTATATGTTTCTTCATATAAATCTGGTCTGAGCACTTTAAAACTTCTAAAGAATACCTTGAATGAAGAGAATTCCTTCTCTGTACCCTTTTGGAATTTCTTCCATATTTCTTTTATTCTCTTATTCCAAGCATTCTCTTCTGCCCCCTTAAGTACCTTCTTCAATGGCTTATGGGTATGATACATTAGAAGTGTCTCCACATTTCCGTACATTTGAGTCGCGAATAGGTTGATTTGTACTGACTGATCCGGACCATATACGTACTCTGACATTCGTTGAATTAATAGGAAATCGAATATTAACCTCTTGGTAATCTCCGAAGCCCGAACTACCATTGTAATAACTGGGATGTCCTCCCCGAATCGTTTTGAAAAAGTCGCTGCTATTAGACATTGCTTTCCGTTATCATGATGATTGTTAAACATATAGGTTATATTGTAATTCTGATTGTACTTATTTCTCAGTACTCTCAGTTTACTACGCAACAAGTCAAGCTTATTAAAGTCTATGTAATTATTCAATAAGCTAGTCCACTTAGTTTCTTTATAATTGAAACATCTCCCATAATCAAATTCTGGGTCTACCCAGGCATTGCGTATCTTTATGAATACGTTATACACTACTGCTACCCCACTATTGGCAATAGCCCCCTTTGCAAATAAAGCAGGCTCTAATCTTAGGAATCCCTCATTGAGTTTTTCCCATGCTTCTTGTGAGGTAGCAAATTCTAACGAATGGAGGGACTCCTCCGGATTAAGTTGAAGTCCCTCTAATTTATGGTTCCATCCTGACATGTTAATAATTAGTTTGTTGCCTCCATCTATTGAGACGCTGTTTTTTAAAGAATAAACTGAATAACCCTTGGTCTGTGAACCCATTCAATGCAAGGAATCCCATATATAGGTAGAAAGCTTTTACCAGTGATTCCTGGAAGTCTATCTCTTTAGTCATTACTTGGGTTTGTTTCCAAGGTCTAGACTTAAGGAAATTCCTTGCCTTGTTCAATTCATATATCACTTCCCATAAGTATAACTTCTCTGCCTCATGTGATAACTCATTCATCTTATGAAAACCAGGAATGTAAGAGATGATTTGTTCCCATTTACCATCTTCATCAAAAAAATCCTCTTCACAAATAATATCGAATTTCAATAAATTCTGGTAGTCGGAATATTTTACCACTAACTCTTTAACACCCATAGCCATCACATCAAATAAATTCTTTGCCTTATTATAGCTAAGAATATCTTCAGGAAGTATATTTGAATATACTAGAAGAGTAAAGAAAAAGCCTAAAGCATCTGCTTGTTCTTCATTTGCATTAGCAAGAGAATTCAATAGGGATTGACATTCGTTTTCATTGAACATCTCGATATTCCAACCATTCTTCTGACATAATTCAAATACTTCTTCGGTAGATTCAAAACCCTCGGTAAGTTCTTCAATTACCCTACCTATAAAGTCCTTGAGTATTACCTGGTTCTTTGCATTATTGATATCAAATGGATAATCAGGTAACTGCTCTATTTGCCTATATCCCTGCAATTGTTCTAACCCCAATTCATACATCTTTGATAGTACCCAATTAGTTTCTACTTTAGGTACTGGTTCACTTATATTTCTTATATCCATAATTAGTGATTTTGAGATGAACCAAATCCCTTATCTCCTCTACTTCCCCACATTTGCATTTGAGACTCAGTATAGAATTCCTCTTGTTGAATCTCTTCTGGCTCTGTGATGTAGATAGGAACATGTATGAACTGTACAAGCTTCTTGCCACATTCGATAACTTGAGCCTTATCAGAAGCATTATATACTCCGATATGTATCTCTCCTACATAGGGAGAATCTACTATCTCAGCTGTAAAGAGTAAACCTTGCTTAGTAGCTATACCGGACTTATTAGCAGCCATTAACATAGAGGCAGGTGGTTCAAGCAATCCCCTAATACCAGATGGGATAAGTATACGATGTCCAGGTTTTAAAGCTATATGCCTTACAAAAGCTTCACCAAAAGGAACATCTAAACTATAACCTTCTGAGTCGAATTCATTTTTAGAATGAATATGCTCTGGATATAAATCGGTTGGTACATAAAAATCTAACCCAGCATCATTTGGGTTTGCTCTGTTGGGAGATATTACCTCCCGTACTTTGATAAATCTAAATCTGTTCATAATATATTACATTTTTTTAAAAGTTGTTCAAAGGTTAATCCTTGTTGAGGAGTTACTCCGAGTGAATGACAGAATCTTTCTACGTCGTATTCACCCTGCATAAACAAATCAGCAAGAACATCATTTTGCCGTACATAATAATTTGGGTTGTTAAGGTATACCTTGAACATAGCCCATATCATTCTTAACTTACTGACCTTTCCCATTGCATTCTCTATAAAGTTCTCTAATACGTTTTCTTGGTACTTCGAATTTCTCAACTGTCTTTGAGATAATTTCTTTTCTGTCTTTCCCTTTCCGAATCAAGCCTCGGATGTATTTCTTGATACCAACCGTGTCTTCTAATACATCTAAATCCTTGTATTGATTCTTCTGTTCAAGTTCTTTTCTTGTAATGTTCAAGTTCTGGGACATCTTGAACGCACATAATTCTGAGTCTCCGCATAGTTTACATTCCTTAGTTGATAAATCATACCCAATACCAAAGCAAGGGTCTCCATTAGTCCCCAGAGTACTTAAATCTATGGGAGTAAGAATATCTTGCTTCGATAAGTCAGGAAGTTGTTTCTTTTTCTTAGCCATTATATGTCTTTTTTACGTTTATAATAAATGTATATCTCACTGTTATCCTCTATAGGAACATAGGAATAACCCATGTTATTAATAAATAGTTCCCTGAGTTTATATAATTCTTGGTATGAATTTCTATCATGACTCTCTTGACATACTTTGACTACCATACCATTACTCCAGTACAGATAGAAATAATGAGTAAAGCATTCGGGAGTATTTTGAGAAGTTTCCAAGCTTGATATCCATATCAAATCTCTACAGTTGAATACATGTTTAGGGTTGGGTACCTCCCCAACAACGAGAGACTTAAACCATTCTTTAATCTTCCTCATCATAAGTATAATTAAGGTGTTTACAATTAGGACAGACCCATTCTTTGAAATGCCATCCTTTGATTTCCAAATCCTCTTTATGAAAACGTTTCTTACATGAATGACATTGATAACCATCCTTAGAAAATATGAAGTCTAAAGCGAGTATTATTATCATAATAACAACCGCTGTAATTAAAATATATTTCTCCATCACTGAAAGCCTTTAATTTTCTTTTTAGTGTTATTGGGTTTCCTTAAGAGTACCCAGCAATAAATACCTGATGCAGAGATTTGAATTATCCTCCAACCTTCTGATAAGAGAGTAGTTAGTTTAGTATCATCTTCATCTCTGATACATATTAGTTTATCATTATTCATAATGCCTATATGCTTATTAATTGTAATCTTCTTTTCCTCCTACGGAGAAAAAGTAAATACTCATAGTACTTCTAGTTAACTCTGAATAAGGCTATGGTTAGGATGTTTCTTCCATAATTTGTCTAATAAGATTACTTTCAATTCTTGTCTCTGATAATATTGCTTCCTATGTTTTCCATGCCTATCTAAATAATTACCAGGATAGTGAAGGTCATCAAGGTACACTTTCTTTTTCGATTTATCGGTTCTTACCAAACGACCAAGGAACTGAATAGATTTTTCTTGACTATCCATACTTGCTGCGTTAAGCAAATACCTTAGCTTAGGAAAGTTTTTGCCCCGAGCAATGATTGTAGTTGATACCAAGATATCAATTTTGCCGTCCCTAAAATCTTTCATTATTTGTTGTCTTAATTTAGATTTGGTATTAACATGCACATAGGCAATATTATAGGCATCGCCCAGTTTCTTTTTAAAGAATTTATATAGATTTTCACAATGTGCAATATGCTTGCAAACTACGAGAGCAGGATATCTGCCTTGATTAATATTCCATCGTAATCTGGAATATGCCATTAACCAAGCAGTATAACTGTTAGTAATCGAATCATCATATATCTCTTTATAAGATATACAATCGGATTCCCAATTCCCATACCAGGGTTTACCTGGTACCATCTTTACTACAGTTTTAGTTGAATAACCCTTCTTAATAGAATCCCTAAGTTTAAACTCGGCAAGTACCTTACCAAAGAAACATTCAAGATTCATATTCTTAACTTTATCTTTAGCAAGCTTACTCATATAGATGGTACCAGATAGTCCTATACGAATACGAGTATTGAATAACCGGGTGATTACATTCTGATATTGCCTACTGCCCCCTTGGTCAGCCTCATCTATAAGTACCATATCTATTTGAGATAACTCTTTTTGATAGAACCTCATATTACGAGAAATAGATTGAACCATACCTATTGTGAAGTTACTCCAGTTTAAAACTTTGCCTTGAACAAAAGTGATATCCTCTCCGGGTAGATATTGCTTAAATTCTTCTCTAGCTTGGTTTAACCAATCCGAGTCATTAGTTATTAACAAAGTCTTCAACTGCTTCTTATAGGATAAATACAAAGACGACATAATAAGAGTTTTACCTGCATTAACCGTGTAATCCAATACTCCGATATGAAAGGGTTTACCTCCAATCGTATTATTAATTACAGCCTTGACTGCTTTCTCCTGTTCTGGTCTTAATTTATATTTGCCTATCTTCGTAACAACTTTACTGACTTTAGGTAAAGGTTGACGCATATCTACAACTTTAGGTTTAATTCCCATCTCAATACACATATCGTATACCTTAGGAAGCAAACCTATTTTAAATTGACCAGTCTTGGTGATGTAGTGAATCTTACCATCCCAATTCTGCATACCTCTTTGCCTTGTACGTAAGTAGAAAGCATTTGGATGTCGAATGGCAAACTCATTATAAAGTTTCTGTGCGAACTTAAGAGGTAAGTCGAGTTCACACATATTACCATTCTGAATAATTATCTTGCTCATCTTCTGTTTCTATGTAAAATGAATTACCACAAGAACATTCGGCATATACTGATAGATCATTGTCTATAGCATTTACCACTTCCTCTTCGAATAATATATAGCATTTACCACAACAAGGACACCATGTATAGGAATTGCCCGAGATATAATTATCTCGGGATTCTTTATGTATAATTGCTACTTGACTCATATTACTTAATGATTACAGTTACTCCCTTAGTACCTTTATCTACTCCCATAGCTTCCTTGATGAGTTTAATGTGATGTTCTTCATCAGCAATCAGTTTATTCAACAAATACATCACATCATCATAATCAGCACGTTCACTATACAAGGCTAGATTATTCATAATCTTTTTATAATTGCCAATGGTTTCTATCTCAGAATTCCAAGCAATCTTCAAAGCACTTTGAGGAGAAAATCCTATTTCCACTTTAGGATAGTAACAGAATCCTGTTCATGAGGGTCTGCCTTCTGTAAGAAATCGGATAACTTGTCATAGTGTCTCATTTCTACCAAACCAATACCAAGCATTAACTCTGCAATTAGGTCAAACCTTGATGACTGTTGGGTATACATCAAGATAGCACTAATCTCGGAAAAAGGTTTATCCTTTAGTGCATCTTTAAACATATCAACAATTTCATCTGGCCAAGGTTCGATATCCTTGAAATCTGGATAGTCTACCGACTGGTCTGAATACTTGAGGACATCAATAAAGGCATTTGCTGCATCCTCCACTCTGTTTCCTAAAAATTGTAAGCCTTTCATATTACTCTTTGATTTTATCCCAAAGACTTCCCTCTACTATTGGTTCATCTTCGAGTAGTTGTTTATTCTTATTCTTATATAAATACTTATTGTATCTTTCAATTGCTTTATCAGTATACATCTGTGCAATGTCTGGTAAACCATTACACCATGCAAGAGATTCAAACTGAGCATCGATGAAGGTCTTATAATCCCAACCTTCTTCTTTTAAGAAGTCACCAACCTTTGCAAAGTGTACATACTTCTCTGGTTGATTTTCATAAGATTCATATATACCAGTTGCCTTAGCAATCTTACCTATAAAGTAATCATGTATCTCTTTGGTAAGTTTTAAATCTGAATTTTGTAACTCTATCTCAGCATCTACTTGATTAGTGATGTTTTCTTGCATAGATAATAACCTTTGCATAACATTACGATAATCAGTCATCCTTTTTAATCCAGTCTCTATATACTTGATAAAACCTTCACGAGTATCAAATTTAAAATCTTCACAGAAGGTATTACATATCTCTGCAAGCTTTTTACAATTTGCCCATTCTCGAGAATTACTTTCATTTATTTTCCGAACTCCCCGATGCTTTAACTTTATACGAGTTGCATATAAAATATCAGCAACGAGGGCAGCATCTCCTTTAGATGCTAGTAATATGTTATTAACTCGCTTAGTATTCTTATTGTTAGAAACTAAGACTGCTCTATGATTTATTGCCTCCTTTCGAGCAATAACAAAAAAAGCCTCAACTGGGAAATTATCTACCTCTAGGATATTTAATATTTCCTCAAATTGAGACTTAGTTATATGGATAGATGGTTCACGCATAAATATATTATTTTATAATATAATAGGAACTCCCTATTTCAATGAGTTTCTGATTGATATCAATTCTTGATAACTTTGGTACCTGGTAGCATATACTAACTTAAGTGTCTGACTTCTCCCTAAATCATTTACGTCTTTTCCGTCTGGTAAAAACACCACCTTGACTTTTTTATATGCAACAAGCTTGAGAGCCAAGTTGATGGCATATTCTTTTGCGTCTGGGTCCAACAATATAATAAATCTTTCGCATTGGGATTTAAGTAACTCATTGACTTGGAATGCAGATATAGCTTTGCCCATTGTGGCAATTGCTCTATCCCCAATTGTGAGAGCATTAAGTGCACCTTCGCAAATGAATACCGACCGATACATCTCCAACGCATCATGATTAAAGATGATAAATTGTTTTCCCAAACCGGTGATGTCTTTGTCTGGGTTATTATATCTGGGCCCTTTGCCGATAACATTTCGAGCATTGTAATACCTAAGTTGTCCTCGATAATAAAACGGGATGATAAGGTACCCATATGTTGAGCCGCTTGTTCCATAGCCGATACCGTATCTTGAAAACTTCTCGAGGCTAAATCCGCGTTTCTTGATATATCCCCGAATGCTTTTTGCAAGTTGGCTATCCCCGAGCGAAATGTTTCTAAATCCATCAGGGAGATATACGGGCTTACTTTCGGCAAGTTCGATTTTCTCTTCCTTAAACTGTAGTTCATCAAATTGTCCATTGTTCAAAAAATTAATTAGTTCATGGTACTCAGTAAATCCTTCTATGTCCATTATTAATTGAGCAGGAGAAGGATGGGCATTACATCTAAAACAGTTAGTTCTATACATAGAAAGATTAACTCCCAACTTATGTTCTCTCCCACAATAGGGGCAAGTTGGTATACGTAACCATCCATGCTTATAATCGAATGCTCCTAATCGTTTAATGAAGTATGTCCTTAGTCTAGATTTAAACTGATTGGTTATTTTCATACCCTCTTATAGCTTTTCTAAATTACTTTTCGAAGTTTCTTTAAATCCTCTAAATCTAAATCATTAATAGCAGTGATTTGCCAACCATTATGAGATATTTCTAAAGCTATCCCATCAGACCATCTATCTTTTACTACCTCTACTTTCTTTGTTTTCATAACTGTTATTTAATATATTACGAATTACCCTATCACCAACTCCAAATCTCTTTCCTAGAACCCTTAATAAAGTTTTGTTTACTTTCCATTTAGTAAACCCTAATTGGATTAGTTCAGATAGTAATGTATTATAATAAGCTTTTACTTTAGGTATATCATTTAAGTTTAATTTACGATGTATATTATCCTTACCCATTACTGAAATCAGATTATTACCATCCCTGATAGATTGGTGTACATTTTCTTTCTGGGTACCCCATTTTAGATTCTTATAATAATTATTATAAATATCGTTATCTAAGTGCATTACTACAGGTAAATTATTGGGGTTAGGTACATAAACAGTAGCTACTAATCTGTGAACAAAAATCTTTGTAGACTTACCATCCCTATAAAGGGATACACTATAGTATTTGGGACGTTTCTTTGGTATTAGTGGGGTAAACTCATTACTTAATTTACCCCTACTTCCTCGGACATATCTTGAATATACGCTCCCAGTTTTAGAAACGTAGTATCCCATAAATCCTGGTATATTATCTTTCATTATATATCTCCTTGCTTTTTGTTATATTTCTCCATATTAGCATCTGGGTTACTAGAACTTTTTAGAGAATTATCCAGTTGTTCTCCATATACTCTGTCATATTCTTTTCGTTGTTCTCTAGTAAATTCGGTACACCGTTGAGTTTCTGTAGAGCATTTAAAAAGAGCTCTACCTGATGGTAGACCATCCCTTTGAACCACTATCTCGGCCCTTAATATATCATCCCTTTCTTCTTGTTCTGTAGCATTTAACCCCATAATTACTTGAGCATTTCTTACTATGGCTATAGAACCAGATATATCATTTTCATCATATCTGGTTTTTCTATGTTTTTTACCCTCTCTAGTAATATGATGTGCAGTCCAGATTATATCAAGTTTCATTTCTTCGGCTAAGTTACTCAAGTCTATATATACATTAGATATTCTTTCAAAATCTTCCCTATCCCCCGCTATTGATGCAAGTTTACCAGCGTAGTCAACCATAAGAACTTTAATATCGATTCCTTGATTACGAAGTTGAATTATCTTTTCCCTTATATAAGTGGTATTAGTAATCATCGCTGGTACACGCTCAACTACTAATTCAACTCCAAACCTTGCAAGTTTCCTTAAATGCTTTGCCTCAAGTTTATCATACTCACCAGAGTATAATTCCTTCTTAGTTTTATTGATACTGGATTGAATAAAACGGTCCATGATTTGTTCTTGGCCATTTTCTGTATCAATATATAATACTGACTTCTTCATTCTGAGATAACCTCTTGCAAGGTTTACCATAAAGAAGGTTTTCTTTGCCTTGGGTTTATCTAGTATCACATTAACAGAATGCTCTGGATAACCTCCTGCATTAGTTAGTTCATTCAACTGCCTAAATGGGCAAGGTATAACTGAAGGTTCTGATTGTCTTCTAAACTGTCTCTCGGTAATATCCCGAATCATATATAAAGGTTCATCTTCTTTCTTAGGTTTACTTTTCTGAAGTACCTTTTCAATCTTCCTCGAATACTCTTCGTATTGTTCGAAGTTATCCAAATCGAAGGAATCATTTAAGTTCTTCATCTCAACATAAGTAGAGAACTGATATACCTTTTCTTTTATATAATCAGAATCCGATAGGGGTATATGATAGAGATTACTTATTAGTTTATTGATATTGGGTATATCATCTTTAGTTACCAAATCCACATAGGTTTTAGATTCTAGTAACTCTTTTAATACTTCCTTTAAGATATTCTCGGAGGGCATTCTGCCTTGCTTCTTAAAATATTTTGATATACCCTCGAAGATAAGGGAGTGTTCTATGAGAACCAGGTAATTGGATTTAATCCTTTTGAGTACTAATCCTCCTTCCTTATCTTTTAAAACAAACCTGAGTATCTCGAACTGAAACTCAGGAGAAAAACTGAACTTGATGTTGTCTTTAAATTTCTTCATATCTATATTGCAATATTATATAAACTAATAGATTTTGATAGTACCGAGATAGTTCTAAGTATGTTGACATCTATCTAGAAACTACTAATCCACTACCTTAAGCTCCCGAATATTTAATATTATTATTTTATATAAGAAAAAATACTTATATTTGCATAACGAATATTTAAAAACATGGGAAAAAGTAAAGGAAATAATGGCTCAGAGCTTCATCGATTAAAACCTATGCAAGAATATGATGAAGCTACTTTCAACAGACTTTATAAAGTTTGTAAGCCAGTAATTAGAAACCTTACCAGACAGATTGATTATAAACGGTTTAATCTTACACCGGATATTATCCAATCTTATTTCTGGGATAAGATGTTATTTGTTTTCAACAAATACTATGGTGAATGTACTGAAGAACATCTTAAAGCAAGAATCCTTGCATCACTTAGTACATTCAAAAATAAATTGCTTCGTTCTGCATACGGAGAACAGGCAGAGTATAATCAAAGCCTCTTTAAACTCGATGACTTATTCGATAATGATAAAGAATTAGAGGATGATACCGAAGAAGAGAAAGCTAAATCAGAAATGCTTGATATGATGTATACTTATATGAAGGATAAGCTTTCTCCAGATGCCTATCTTTTGTTTGAGGTATTAATTACTCCTCCCCCTTTTATCAAGGAAAGGCTTGAAAATAGTACTCGAATAACTAATATAATGCTTATCGAATTTTTCGAAATGCCTAAGACTAATGAATCTATGAGATATATATCAGAACTTAGACAAGATATACAATATTGGGAAGACCGAGCTAAAGAAGAACTTAAGTATTAACACAAAAGAAAAGGGGCGTTTCCCAACGTCCCTCTCCCAATTAATTTTTACTACGCAAAACACAGATTGAAAACAAATGTTTACTCTTAAACAATACAAATAATACACATGAGTTTTAATACTACTAAATAACTAATAACAACTTTATGATGATATTTTTTGGATATATCGTAATGTAATAGTCGGTGGCAATTTTTCAATATCCAAAGTTTCTACCGAAGTTTCTTGTAAGAAAGATTCCCCTAATAGGTTCCAGCTTACTACGATAGCACCATCTTGAATACCCTTGGTAGGAGTTCCTCTACCGAAATCACCATTCAACCCTGTCTCCCTATTAAAGAAAGATTGAGGACGAACGTTCTCCCAGTTATTGGCATCATCTTGTTTACCTTTAGATACACCAAGAGCATGCCTATGCTTAGGAAGGTCATCGCCTTTAATTGAGATTAGGAAGTTGCCTTTAGTTGGAGTATAGTAATCTCCAACATTCTGTAACATTACTTCATCCCCAATTTGAACACCTCCAGCTTGGTAACCAATAACTATTCTACCAGCTGCCTTAGTATATTCTGCCCAACCATCGGGTATTACATCGGTTTCCCAAAGAATAATAGAACCGATTGGTAAGTTAGCAGTACTCAGAGATTCAGAGAATTCTTTTCTGATAGCCTCAATTTGACTATCAATGTATTGCTTGATATTTAACTTAGTACCCGATTCATCTACTACTGGAAAGCCTGAATTTATCTGTTCTACTCTTTTCACTGATTCTTTCATCATACTCTGGGCAGCAGTAGTATAAGGGATTTCTTGGAACTTACCCTGATAGGGTACGATAGCAAAGTTCTCATTTCGTTTAGTCATTGCATCAGTACCCTTACCATATACTCCGATAAGAACAACGGAAGTTTTATTATTAGAGTAATAAGGGCAAGCACTCTCTACCATCTCTAGAAGATGGCTATAGGTCATATCGTAATTAGAATATACATCATTATTAATGATATCCGGTGTACGATTCTCTTCGGCAATCGGATAATAAATATCCAGAGACTTTTTAAACAAGGTGTAGAAGCTTTCGGAGGATTCATTCCAATAAGCTACAAAGTCTACTGGATTATCTACTGGTTCAGAAATAGTAGTATGTACTGCAAAGAGTAATACTTCTTCTGTTGAACCTTGGGTACCTTGGATATTCTCAATGGTAAGGGTTTGTTCATCAGATATAAATACATACCCATCCCTTGAAATACACCCAAAGTTTACATCTGGCAATTCCCCATCTTCTGAAGCCTTTGCCATATACCTTGCCATAATCCTATCCTTGATTACATTGGCATACTTACTTCCAGCAACTCCCTGAGGAGATACCACTAACTTGTTACCATTTATGGTAGCTGAGCCAAATCCACAGAATGGTCCTAAACCAGAAGGAGCAGCAATTGCCTCTGCTGCTTCCTTTGATTTAATAATACCTTCATACTTAAAGTACGTCTTCATTGTCCTTAGTATTTTTAAATTGATTTTTCTGTTCTGACATATCTTTAAATGCTTCACCTACATCCTTGAACTTGAGGGTTAACAATTTAAAGAGTATTCTCCATATACCGTACCGTTTCTTAATACCATGTATTTCACAGATGTGTCCATATATACTATCTACTTCGAAACAGTAGCATATTACCATAACCGTTATTGATACCACTATTGGGTTCATCCCATAGGGTTCCCCAATAGCTTTACCAAGTACAGCACCAAGTAGAACATAACAGATATAATCTACTATTTTGTTTAGAGTTCTTCTTCCAGCTCTAGATTTTCGAATTTCGATTTTCTGTAACCTACTTGCCGATAACCCAAACCATAAATCTGATAGGATTAGAATTATTGCAAGAATTATCATCCATCTCAAATCATACAAGATTTGTGTACACTCTCCCAATATACCCACAGTGAATGTCTTGAATAAAGACTGAGTTGTGGTCTCTGTTATTCTATCGATTGTTGAATTTATCATTGTTCTACTATTTGCCAAGATTGATTACTGTAAGTTGTAATGGTAAATGTTTTCTCTGAGAGGTCATCATGTTCCCATTCTAACTTTTGAGGACTAACACTTAAAAGGTCTGCATCTACTACGGTGAACTTAGTTCTCTTCGAAGTATCTACCACTGATTCGAATATATACTCTCCAGCTTGTGCAGTTACAAATTCATAACCAGCACCACCTGCGTCATAAGTAGTTACTTTACCAACTTCCCTTATTCGACTATCGAAGTCTGGTTTATTAGAAGTACACTTGATTAAAGTAGATACCTGTTTAACATTCCCCTTTAATTCTGCATAAGGGGGAGTACAAGAAATCTCGATGATTGTAGGATAATCTTCCAATATTACTTGGCATCTTAAAGAAGAACCATCATCCGCTACAAAGGTATAAGTCCCAGCCTTGGTAAGAGTAATCTCTTCATCAAGGTTATAGGTTTCCCCATTCTCATCACAAGTAGCAGTACCACTTACATTAACCTCATTTTTCATTTCCTCAAGATGGAACTTACAAGCAGACTTTTCATCCAGTAATTGGTATACTGCATAAGTATCATCTATCTGGTCTTCTGGTAATGCCCAGTTGGGTTCTTTCCAATGACTGTCTGTAGCATCCGAAGGTACTATCTTTAATTTATTCTGATATACTACTGGAGAATTATTAACTACCAAAGTAGTCTTAGCAGTAGGGTAAGCTACAGACTGGAAGGTATAAGTCCCTGCCCTATTTGCAGTATATACATAACCATTCTGAGCATTAAAGGTTTCCCCAGTTTCAATTACCCTTACTCTGTAATCATCCCCATTACCAGAAATACGTTGTATCTTTACTGTAGCTTTTGCAGAGCCATTGAATAATGTGACTGTTGGTGGGCTAACAGTAATTCTATATACTGCAGTCTTACCAGATACTACTTCGAATATACCTACACCTTCATCGGTTTCCCTTTTATCCAGTGTACATTTAAACTTATAAGTACCATAACTATTAGCAGTAAACTTATCACCGTTCTTAAACAACTTAGTATCACCAATTAGCCTACAATATAGTTCACCAGTAAATGATTCTGGGTAATTCGATTCGATGGTAAGAGTGGTAGTAGCATCCTTGATACTTTGCTTATCCCCAACTCTAAATTCAGAAGGTGTACATCTTACCTTATATGTAATCTCTTCTCGAGTTACAACAAAGGAAGTTTGCTTTACTGGGAACTCTACAATCTCAAAGATGTAGGTACCAGGCTCTGAAAATTCCCAAGTTGAGCCAGAGACTTTCACTGTATCAGTACCGGATAATCGTACATTACAGGTTTTCACGGTACCCTTATAGGATACGTTTGCCCTTACTACTGTACTTACTTTTAGGTTAGTAGGAGTTATCTTTCCAGTAATAGGGTCACAAGTAATAGAATATACTCGATTATAAGATTCTTGATTAACCGTGATTTGAGTTACCTTAGTAGGGTCTCCCACACTTCTAAAATAATAAGTACCTGCTCTGGGTATATTAAAAATGGAACCACTTTCGTGTTTAGTGTAACCCCAATTTATATTATCACTGGATATCTGATATCTTAGGTCGGCATTTATCCAATCTGAAGTTACAGTTACCTTTACCGGTACTTCATATACCTCTGAAGTAATAAGATTGGGTTGGTCCGGATTTACTAACTCAGCTTTAATTGTATACCCATCATTTACGGTAAACCCATATTGAATATCGAAAGATACATGATAGGGTATGAATCTTTTAAAGAAAGCCTCTACGGCTTCTCTAAATTTTCTGAAAGCTGCCGAGTTCGAAGTATATCCATGACCGGTAAGTCTAAAGGTTACCGGTATACATTGAGAACAATCGAAAGTATTATCATAGGTATACTTATCGTCATAATGGTAATACTGGTCAAAGTGCGGATTACCTTTTACCCAACCATCATAACTATCAGCCTTTGCAGGGTCAGTTACTACGCAGGTTAACCCATACAGCCTCATCATTATTTCGAAGAACTCAGAGGTACCTCTTATTTTAAAAAGAGATATCGAATACTTCAGGATGTTTCTTACTTGAGTACTGGTTAAAGTAAAGGGTCCCTCCTTTGGTATTATCCAAAGCTTAGATAACTCTTGGAGTTTATCATCGGAGTAGAACCCATTAAAGTACTCTGCCCATTTCTGTGCATCTATAGTGTTCCCATAAGCAAAGGGCATTTCTCCGAGGAATTGCCAAAGGAAATTGAGATACATATCCGGAGCCTTATCTATATCGATAATGTCCAAGATATTCTCAATATCCTTTGTAATGTAATCTTCAAAATGCTCTCCACAAATTTCTAGAAACCTCTCTAAGATGCCTTTGCCATTTACCTTATAGGTATCTTGAGCTTTATACTCGAATGGCAAAAAGTCGATTAGATTTTTGAGGTTTATCATTATACAATTTCTTTTACGGTTAAAGTCAATTGTGAAGCATTTTCGAATACTGGTAAATTAAAGCCAGGGTCTTCATAGTCATGGTTAGGTTCTGATACCGTAATAGAATATCTGTAACCAGACTGATAATTATTGTTCTGAATATCCAAAGAGAAGTCAAAGCCATTAGCCTTATCTATTACCTGTATAGAATTACCTACAGTACCAGTAGCCATATACCCATTTGATACAGAACGTACAGTAAAAGTAGTTGATGAATTGAAGGTAATATAGTAAGTCATAGACCCTTTAGCCTTATTCAATTTAAACTGACCCAAGTTCAATTCTTTATTACCATAGATGGTAGTAGGCCAAGGTTTAATATAGAATTTAGTAAGGTGAAGGTAATCTACTGTTGATAAGTTATCTATTAAGGCATAGATATCTGATAACCTTACGCTTCCACCTATCTGAGCTTGCTCTGGAGAATAGGCATTGTATAATGCTGTAAGAATTTGAGTTTGTATCTCTGCAGTCTTATAAGACTTCTTACCGGTAACATCCATCTCTAGAATAATCTGAACCTTGCCTGCAGATTTAACCTTCAACCAAGTAGTCATAGGAGCCCTTTGGGATAATAAATTATATACCCTATTAATTAATTCAGAAGAAGCAACTGCTCCACCATCTGGGCTAATATATATAGTAAGCTTTCTACCGCATTCATAATCGGCTTTAGCTTTGTTTACCCCATCAACTAACATAGCTAAACTTTCGAAATCCTCTTTGGTAATTGCTACTCCCAAAGTCTTTACACTCAAAGGTATGTGTTCCTTGAGCATGGTAAAGTTTTCGTAGTTTGAACCGCCTCCAGCATCATAAGCATTACTTACAGTAGCATCCGTAATTGAGGAAGATATTACTGAAGGTACAGAAGTAATAGTATTACTCTTTACATTACCCTGAGTACCATTGGTTAAGTAGAATACCACATTGGTTATTTTTGCTCCTGCTGCAGGCTTCTTACCAAAGGTACCATCTCCAAACATTATATAAGGATTGAGTGCCTCATCTACTGAAACCATGAAATGCTTATCTGTGGGTTTGGATTTTGCAAATGTATCTACTAATACCCAAGTTTCCCCACCTATCTGTAATGACATAGAGCCTTGTTCATAATACTTACCATTGGGTAGAGTACCAAGATGAATTATAACTCTATCTCCAGTGGGTATTACCATATTATTGAGAGCGCTTGCAGTATACTTCTCATGTTGTATAATTGGTACTTTACAAGTGGTTACATTTGAATACCAAGTTACGTCTCTGGCAGATAACCAGGAATTACCACTAGAATCTGTAAATAAAGTTCCTTGAGGTATAGTTAATTTAGCTCCGATAGAATTACCCGTAATGCTTCTGGATAAGATTACATCTACGGTAGCTGCAATCGCTGCCCGAGCATGGTAATCTACCAATGCTCCATGTTTAACTACCGAATCATACCTCCTTGCAGTAGATAGGAAAGTTTCCCTTGCCATGTTATCTACGTAGTAATGAAGTACTTCGGCAATTGCCGCAAACAATGAGAGGATGATAATTAAGATATTCCCCTCCGAATAATCCGTTATGAGTTTCTGACCTTGAGGGTCTTTGAGTCCCATAAGGGATTCAACCAGCTTGGCCTTAATCTGTTGATAAGACCTCTGGTATGGGTTAAGCCATTTATTTGTGATTCCCATATTATTGTGTATTTAATGAATTATCCGAACTGTCATAGGTGATATCGAGGTACTGACTAGAATTTGTTCCATTTACTACATATGTTACTTCTATGTGTATTTTTGCATCAACTCTAGTAACGGTGATACTTTGGAAGGTTATTCTCTGTTCCCAAGCACCTATGGCTTGTTTTAAAAACTCTTTAATTATAAAACTTAGGGCTTGTGAGTTTGGCTCCTCAATGCATTGCCATAATTTACTACCAAAGTTTTCCTGTCGAAATCTCTGGCCTATCATGTAATATAATATCGAACTTATATTATCTCTGATAAGTTTGAAATCCCCATTTACTGGGTACCAACCTCTTTCACCCTTTTCATTAGTTGTAAGTTGGATAGGATAAGTTACACCTATACCAACTAAGTCTGTAAAGTAATTCTTTTCCATTAGTGTATGCAGGTTTTATCCTCATAATCGTCTACAACGAATTGTGAGAAAGGTTTAGTTACTTGAGTTACTGTAGGACCTGAAGAACCTGGTCCAGTAGTTACACCTGAGTGTACATGAGAATTGAACATACTGCGAAGTTGTTCTAGCTCTTGGATAGTTTGATTTAGTTTTTCTGTTAGTTGAGCAATATTGATTAACCCCTGATTTTCTCCGGTATTTAATATAAGGGTATCACCTGAAGATACATTGATATCCTTATTAGCTGATACCACTACATTAGATTCAGAATAAACTGAGATATCTCCATTAAAATAAAGATTTAGTTTCCCATTATTATCGTCTATTACAATGAGATTACCTTCTGGAGTAACTATCCCCATCTTATTTGGGCCATCCAAAGGTTGGGGTACTTGATTCATACTCCAACCATGGTATTCCCATAAGGGTTTAGTAGGATCACCAAATTCAAAAGTAATGAATACTATATCTCCTACCTTAGGGGCTAAGAACTTAAATCCACTACTTATTGAACCATGTTGTCCTTTCGGTAAAGCCCAAGCAAAGGTACCTCCCATTACTTCTGGTATACATACTTTTACCCTATTCATCTTCTTTTCGGTATCATTATTATCAACAACTATCCCCCGATAAATAGAGTAATACCTTCCAAGACCCTCTAATCCTTCTTCTGTTATTATTTTTGCAGTTTCATAGCCCATAATTACCTCACTTCCTTATTCTTAATATATTCCTTGAATCTCTTTATGGCTACTTCCATATAATCGAATTTAACCCAATAGTCATCTGGTACTTGAATATCCTTAATGGTTATTTTTCCGGGTACTACCTTGCCCGAAGAAGTAGTTAAACTGCCAGAGCTTACAGCTATACCCTCGGCTTTCTCGATTGGAGTCTTAGCCAATACTTCGGTATAATAAGCTTTCTTCCTAGCCATTTCGTCTCTACGTTTAATATCTAATATATTTCCTTCCTTATCCATAATACCAGATTCAATGAAATAGGCAACCTCATTGTAAGTCCAACTCAAATCCAATTCGTTGATATTACTCAAAGCCTTCTTATCTTTACCCTTAGAGGTTACAGCATTAGCTTTAGCATCATTAGCTACAACGGTTTGAGTAGACAATCCAGTCTTAGAAGTAGTAGAACCAGCCCTACTCGAGTTCTTCACTAACTCTAAATTAGTTACATATCCCTGGCCTGCATCCATAGAGTGGGTACATTGTTTTATATACCAAGGACCAGACCATCGTTTACCCACATTTTCTAAGATTAGTATTTGAGAAGAAGCTAGTAAAGGTCTTCCAACAACTTGCATTTGACAAACCAGTTTACTCTCTGTATGCTTTAAACCACCATTAGCATTAGCATTAGCTGCCCAAGCCCACTTATCTATCCCTCCGTATCTACTGAATAAGTTATGGTAAAGTTTGTACAGCGGTATTTCAACATTAGCCTTTTTCCAATGTTGAACTTTTACTGTAACACTGAATACACCAAGGCTGGGGTTTAATGGATTTTTATATTTGATAACCGGAGTGTCATCAATCACCATGGTATAGGGACCTTTCTTTAAAGCCGATATACCTCGATAAACACTTTCTTCATCCTCTAATCCCCAATCATTAGCTCCACCCTTGGGAGTATGTTCTGGGTCAAAGTCTCTTGGGTCCAGGTCTTCTATGACCATGTATTCCATTTGGTCTTTACCCTCAAAAAGGTACCTTTCGTTCTTAAGGATATTGTATATATCTTCATCTAGGGTCTTACCATTAACCACATTCTTAAGGGCTGCATTTAAAGCTGCACGTCTATCAGCAGGAAATTCTTCTCTTTGAAGGGTTTTATTTATGATACTTCTTACCTGGTCTGTACTAAGTTCATTAAGGAATTTTTCTTTACCTTGTCTATATGCTTCGGCTGGGTTAGAAGCAGAATATTCTGCTACATCTTGATTCCATTTGTCATTCAATTGTTTCCTAGCTTCAATTGAAGCTCTTAAGTTAGGGTCGGTACTTATAGTATGCTTTAATCTCATTTCCATAATAGTTGGTATATCTTGAGGATTATTTTCAGCACCATATTTACCTACTGAGGTATGCCAGTTCTTATAATATACCCCATTATTCTCATTAGCTACTATCTCGGGTAATTTTTCGGTATCATCAATTCCAGTACTTAATATTTCTAAGTCTTTACTTTCAGGATTAATAGTAGGAGAGAGTGTAGCCTTAACTCTTTTAGTTACCTTCTGAGTAGAAAATTGAACACTGAGTACTTCGCCATTCTCACCCTGATAAGTATAAACAGTTACAGGTTCTTCATGGAATTTCCTATTGTGTATATAAATAACATTATCTCTTGAATCTATGTACCAAGGGCCATTAGTATAACCTCTCATCTTTTGTTCTAATTGAACTAAGATGTTCTTGCCAACTAACCCAAAGTCACTATTAATCAGAGCCTTCAAATCTTCTGGCATAGCCACTTCTGCTATCCCACTGTATTTGTTAGCATAGAGTACTTTACCAGTAGTGGTACGGGTATTCTCTGTAGGTACCTGTAGTGACTCATATACTTTATTACTTATTATTCGTTGTTCCATTACTGAAATATTTCTATGATTACACCTACACCATTATTACAGCCTCCATCTAAATATGATGATAAACTGTTCTCTGAAGCTTCAGAGAAATTATATGGTGGTTGATATCTTAAATCACCGATAGAGTCTATACACTTGATAGTTACATGAGTACCAGTAGAATCAAACTTTGCCTCAAAGTCCCTGACCTTAATGGTTTTAATTGGACCTGATATGAATTGACCATCTGGGTATATATATCCCCACTGTAAGCATATCACACTACCCTCTTGTAAAGCATCTATATCTACAGTATCTGGGTCTCCAGTATCAAATGTAATTGTAGCAAGATTTTCTTTTTCTTCATCATACCTATAATTCCAGGTACTAATATAAGCTCCAAGAGGTATACCAGTAATTTGGTTCATTATCGGCATACCTCTGAAATCGAATAGAGCCAAATACGGTTGACCCATTCCGTTATATAATATGGGTTTTTGTTTAGCTGCCATAAACTGGGATTCTTATGAGTGTTCCACTTTCCACCTCTTTAAAAGGATTTAATATACCATTAGCTTCTGCAATAAGATACCATTTACCAGAATCACCATAATATCTATAGGCTATATTCTGTAAAGTCTCTCCATCCTTAATAGTGTGTTGAATATCATTAGGGGACGAAGGTACAGAAACTACCGGAGCTTCTAAAGAGTAATCACCATCCCCATAATTTAGAGCATAGGCATTATTATAAGGACTAGCTCCCATCAAATATTGGTTAACATCAATCATATTTAATACCTCCTGTCTTTTTAAGTGAATCGGAATTTATAAAATCTCCATAAGATAAGTTATATGCACTTACTCTCTTGAAAATCAATTCTTGAGTTGCTGCTGCAGGCAATAACCTACCATTACCAAAAGTAGCTGGCTTTCCAGGTACCCTTATTCTATAACCGTTCTGAAAGTTCTTCAGAGTATAAGTTGCTGAAGTAAGAATGTAATAATGGTTATCAAAGATACCAGAATCCCCCCATTCTATCTTAACAATAGGAGGAGCTGATTGATAACCATTAGCCTTAGTCCAGGCCTCTAATAATCTACACTTATTGATTACCTCCTCAGGATTTTCTGGGTCATTACAGTACCAAGATACGTTGAATTGAATAATATCCTCAGCACCAGTAAAATGATACATTGGTACATTACGTCCCATTGATTTAATGGTTGCCCATGTGGTTTCTCCTCGGAAGTCTAATTCCGGAGGTCTATTCTGTAAGGTAATGTATTGAGTGGGGTTAACAGTCATATTATATATCCTTACCTCATTCTGATATATAACCTCTGCTTTAGCCTTGAAGTTTCTGTAATTAGTAGTATTCTTATTTCCCTTTGCTGGGTCTACTCCTTCGCCTTCTTCTAATCTTGGAAATTGTAATTCCATTCTCCATTTAGCCTGGAGCTGTTTGTTTAGGATTGGGTTCTTGGATGATATCTGAGCTTCTCCTATTACCCCATTAGGGTCATAGAGTTTACCCTTTTGAGCATCATCTTTTGGAAGAGTAGAAATAGTTCGATTAAGTAATATCCGAGCTCTCCATAGTTTATTTAAGGGACCCGTAAGAACACCTGCTGTATCTCTTGTAAGGTCATTGTATTTTTCAACAATCTTACCTGCTGCTTTATTTAATACTCTAGCCATAGTGTTTTTAATTTTATAATCCTAATGCTACACCAGTATAATCTTGCTGAGAACCCAAAGAATAATCTCCCAATATCTCACCATCTACACTGATATTAATCTTACCGTCTTTTAAGCCATCTCTAATAGCTGCTCTCATTGCATTCAGAAACCTTTCTTCATTCTGAGCCCTGATTGCAGAGGGGTCTTCTTTATTCTGAGCTTCTGTATTTCTATCTACTGATTTAATAAGACTACTTCCTACCTCTATTAATAGTGGAAGACCTACGGTAATTGCTAATCCCCAGGGTCCACCAAGTAATCCCATAAGTCTACCACCTATAGATGTTAAACCTTTTATAGCACCTTGCCTAGCCACTTGACTACCAACTTGGGCACCTGCTCCAGCTAAAGCCCCTCCAGCTAAATTACCCGCCATAGTAGTTGCTAATGGTACTTCAGGATTTGGTGTCTTAACATATCTTCCGGTTTTAGTGTTATAAAATCTACCAGCAGAATTCATACCAATACCGCTTGACATCATTTGGAGTTGAACCATGGTTCTCATAAGGTTAACCATCCTTACCATGTGTGCTTCCATAATGGCAAACTGAGTATTAGTTTTTATTGCTGCAGCAGACATACCTTCAGTAGAAGCAGTAGCAATAGTTTGTAAATACCCAACAGACCTAATAATACCTCTTACAGTATTAAACCCTGCAACTATAGTACCCACTACTACTGCAGTAGCTCCTACTCTAAGACCAAAACCTCCAACCCAAGTTTCTGAGATAGAATTAATTACTTTGATTATAGAGTTACCCACATTTAGTACTGGGGTAAAGATTCTACCCAAAGCTGCACCTGCGGTAACTGTTAAGTTCTCTATACTTGATTCGAATTGGTCAATTACACCTGCATCAGTTTTAAGACGTTCTTCATTGAGTCGATTTACTGCCCCAATGTTTTGGTCATAAGTAGCAAGTATCTTACCCATCTTATCTCTACCAGAAGCAATATCCCTAAGTACGGGGAGCATACCACGATTACCACGAACTCCAAAGATATTGAAGAAAGTTGGTGTTTCAATTCGTGAAGGTAAATCTACTGCAGCCTTAGCAAACTTCTGATAGATAGTATAAAGGTCTATAAGATTACCCTGAGCATCGAAGAATTCATCTGGACTTAAGCCCAGGTCTGCTAAAGCGTTATAGCCTTTCTTTTTTTGGTTAACAAGAGAGAGTTGTAAGTAACGAATCATATTAGCCAGTGAAGTACCTGCCATAGAACCCTGTATACCCATATCACCCAATACACCAATAGCAGCAGCCGTTTGCCGAAGGTCTACTCCAGCAGTTGCCATATCTGCTCCTGCATAAGATATGGACTGGGCTAAGTCTGTTAAAGATATATTTGCATTAGTAACTGCAGTATATAAATCATCGGTTACTCTAGCGGCTTCCCCCATTGGGATTTGGTACATTGACATGATATTAGTCATCAAGTCAGCTACACCACCTTTCTGTCCCACTGGCATTGTAAAGATTGAAGCCAGCTTAGATGCTGGCCCAATCATCTCTTTAATAGCATCGAATTTATTACCCGCCATAGCCAGGTATCTTTGTCCTGATGCAACATCTGAAGCCGTAAGAGGAGTTATCTCATTGACATCCTTTGCCAATTGTAACATTTCTCTTTGTTCTGCAATGGTAGCACCAGCAATTTTCGAAGCAGTCCAAACTTCATTCTGAACACCCGCAGAGTATTTATAGGCCCTTGCCATTCCCCCTACGAGCTGCATTCCGAAGTCCATTGTATTAGAAGCTGACATCTGTATACCCCTATTCCAAGTATTCATATCATTCATCATTGTTCTGAATGACCCCGATATCTTGCCAGCTTCTTGAGAGAATCGGTCTTTTAAAACCATGGCAACACCGACCTCTACTATACTCCTACTGGTATTCATAATTTATTTTCTTTTCTTTAATTGTTTATAATATTGCTCGGCCATTTCCTTGAATATTTTCCTTATTCGGTACGGAAGACGTAAAAAGCCGAAATAGTCTAAGGCTATCTCGGCTCTGGTGATATAAACAAAATCACTCTCTAACATTACTCTTCCGTCAGGTAGAAAAAATTCGGTGCCCAAACTATAGGATAAGTTCTTTCCTCTCCAGTGGTTGGATTAGTGATGTGAGACTCACCTTTGAAAATGGGGTCCATAGATAAGATATACTTTCTCATCTCAGCCATATCCTTTGCAGTAAATGGGGTAAAGTTTTCTACCTTTTCCCAACTACCATCAACCTCTAAGTAAAGGTTCCGACAAAGAAGAGGAGCATTCTTAGTTTGCTTATCCAATGGCAACTTCATGAAATCTTGTTCCCCCTTACCCGTCATACAATCGAATTTAATCTTCTTGCCAGAGGAGAGAACATATTCATGGTTTATCAATCTAACCCCTTCTGGATAGTAAGGGATAGCATCGGGCTTTTGATTCAAATCATCCTCAGTTGGAGCAGTACCGTAATCGAAAAGGAACTCATGAAGGTCTTGGCCATAAGTAACTTTACCTCCATTCTCTTTGCCCCAATCATATTCAAATTCTACCTCATCCCCCAAAGAGAAGATACGAGAATTAAAGATAATAGCATAGCGGTCATTGACCGGTAAGTTAAGGGCATCATCTATGGTTAATTTCCCATTGGGTGTAGCCGTAGTTCTAATTACAATTGCTGCAATGAACTTGGTAAGGTTCATCAAAGTCTTCATGTCTGAAAGGTTACTGAGGATATCCTCATCAGCACCATTCTGTTCTCTGATTTCATATTCGTAACCAGAGGGTCCGGTAAATCTAAATGTTCTAAATTCCATAACTGTTATTTTTAATGTTTACATATGTTCATAGTACTCCTTATAACAACAAGAAAGGGGTGAGCTCCTATCACAGGAATCCCACCCCTCCACCGAATCTTAGTGAAAATAGACTAAGGAATTAGTATTTATCTGCAGTACCAACTGAGAACTCTATGGACTCAATGGTATTCTCTGAAGCCATTCTGTCCAAGTTTAAGCCGGTAATCTTACATGGCCATACCTCTTCGAAGACATGGGTATTAAGAACTGAGACTCCATCTTCGGCAAGTTCGTTTACAATTGACGTTTCCCAGTATTGGCTTGGTACTAAACCACCACCAACTATGTGGTCCTGGCAAGAGTATAGCCAATTATGAAGCCATGTATCGGAACCTGCAGTAGTCATAAGTTTCTCTACGATAAGATTACCTATAGTAACCCTACCTGCAGTTTTAACGTCTCTATTGACGTCCCCATGAGCAACCTGGTCAATCTCAATATCCGGCAAAGTACAACTTTGAAACAGATAAGTATTGATAGGGTGTTTGGGGAACATGATACTCCACAGGAATTTCTTCCGGGGATTTTTTACTTTTGCTCCCATCGTTATATGTTTATAGGTTATTACTTGTTTCTACAACTGATACCGACTTAGAAGCAGCATCAATTACAATCTCCATAGTTACCTCTTGCATAGGAACTACGTCTTTATACTTAAGGATAGCACGATATTTACCTTGACGGGCATCTGCTTCGTTATTTACGGAAAGACCATCCCAAGAAGTTGCATCCTGATCACCCATCCAAGTATATTCTGTCATGGCATCTTCATCTACCAAAGAATCTAATGTAGGTTTAACTTCCAACCAAATTCTTTTCCAAGTTCCCCAAACATTTGGTTCTTCCAAATACTTGTTAAGTACTGGACGAAGGAACTTCTTCAAATACAAATTCAATCTTACGATTGAAAGGAATCTTTCTGAATCCTGTTTTACCTGAGAAGAGAAGCAATGCCATAGCATGGTTTGTTTACCGGCATCGGGAGTATCTTTGATTACCATCTCATTGATATAATTCTGAGCAAGTGTGTTCAGTTCATTATATCGAGAAGGAGAACCATAATTTGGACATACGGGCCCAACTGCATCTCCAATAACTCCTCGGTTCATACCAGCAAAGGATTTCCAAGGACCATATTGAGTAGCAGAAGCATCTCCCAAACCTGCAATGGTACCTACTACATCAGAATCTTGAAGATTGCCGTTCTCATTGTAGTACTTAAGGCCACCTCCAAAGTAAGCAATGTACTTGGAATTACCCACGGTACCCAGACAAGCCTGTACCCAAGTAACCTGAGCTTTATAGTCTCTTGGTTGAGTACCCTGAGTGTAATGGGTTAAGTATTTTGGGACTTCTATATACAGTACCCATTCCATTAATTCTTTTGCCATATCTGCAGCAGCCTTATATACCTTGAGTACGTCAGCATCAGTAGTAAGGTGTTGAGAGATATGGGAAATGAATAATTGGTAAAAGTCAGTGTAGTCCCTTACTAAATCCAATGAAGCGATCCATTCATCAGCAGTAGGGTTAGAACCAGCACTACCTACGGTACCGGTAAATAGTTTCTCGGTATCTGAAGGAGCTGCTCCCCCAACTGTTACAGTAACGGCATTTTTTGTACCATCTACACTATCGGTAAGCCATTTGATTAAGTTCTCAAAAGATGAACCAGCAACTACTACCGGTTTGATATACTCTGAGTTCTTAGCAAAGGCACTAAGAGCAAGGTAATCTACCGAAGTATTATTGTTATCATCGGCAGTTTTATAAGTTACTACCGGACCTTGTTCAAGTACCTGGCCATTGCCTGAATAGATTCTATAATACAAGGTATTGGATTGTTTATAGAAACCTACCTGGAAGGTATCAGTACTACCGATTGGGTCTCCATAACCTTTGGTTACCAATCCCAAACTATAAGTAGTTCCCCCAGAAGCAATGGTTATCAATGCTGCAGGAGTAGCAGGGTCTGGAGTAGCAGAAGCAGGTGCTATACCTTCCTCTTCGGATTTAGCAACTGTTTTAGCTTTACCCGCAGTTGCAGCTACTGTACCTTGAGTAGCTCCCTTACCAAGCACTCGAATAACACGAAGCTTAGAACCACCTTGCAAAGCCTTTTCGATATTTGATACAGAACCATCGGGTACAATTTCAGAACCATAGATTCTTTGGAACTGAGGGAATGTAGAGATGATTTCTGAGGGGTCATCATAAGGGCCCTTAGTAGTTCTAGCCAATACACAAGAAACTCCTAACATAGGAGTAGTTTGAAGAACATTGTTGTTCTTAAACTTAAAATCAACATGAGGTGAAGTTGGCATAATTCTATTGTGATTAAAGTTAATTACTCGTTTAATTTATACCCTAGAGTATTGTACCTATACCTTAGGTACTTTTAACTCTAACATTTCATTTTCGTTTTGTTCTAACAACCCGATGAGAACTGATATATCCTGGATAGGTGTAAGTATACCTTCTTCCAGGGGTTTTTCTGGAAGAATACCGTCCTTACATACATAGGTGTATACCTTCTCAAGTATACCATGCTCTACATCTGGATGGTCATAATAATTACCAATCTCAATGAATAGGTTTCCGGTGGGAGCAAGCCTGCCCTTTTCCCATTCCTCTAAATCATTGAAGTATGGTCTCACGTATCCTCTAGCAGGTAAGCCAGTATATAAGATTGTATGTAGCAACCTCATATCGGCTTGTGTTTGAGAAACTAGATGTACATCTATGGTAATATCTTTAGTTTCATAAGGAAACTCTGAAGCTTGGTAATTACCATCCTCAAGTTTATCACCAATGATGTATTTATTCACACCAATATCTCCAGCATAATAACCCTGTAGTTCTATGGTTATTCTTGGGAGAGTCTTTGGGCCTTTTACTTGATTATTCCCTATACCAAAAAGTGGTATAAACTTCTTCATACCTTTGATTGCCTCTTGAAATCTTTTTTCGTTTTCTTGAGACAAAGGTAAGAAGTCTTCTGGGTTTAAGGTAAGACCCATTTCTAACATTGTACTAAGTAGAGAGATATAAAAAGTTCTTTCTACTATTTCTTCTGAGTTTACCATTAAAGTCCTAATCTAATATTTAACTGAACACTTTGATTGCCATTGTCATTAATATACCCATTATAAGTTACCTGAATACCTCCAAAACCACTCATTAGGGTTTGTAAATGACCAACACAATTTAATTCACTAACCCATTGAGTAGCAATATTTGAAGGATAATCGGTAAGCCATACTTTAAAGGGTATTGGTTCAGAACCAATACCTCCAGGGAATTGACCCTCTATTGTCTTACTTATATCGGTTATCTTAAATTGTTTTATAAATTTAGCAACTTGAATACCGTTGATAAGGTAGTACTGATAACCCTTTACATTACTAATCTGAGCAGTACTAGTATTTTGACCAAGATTTGGGAATGGTATATTCTGGGTTGGTTCAAAGCCATACTTAGTAGTTCTAGTACCTGGAGATTGAGTTATATTTAAAACTATCTCAGTGTTAGGTTCTTGCTGTGAGATAATCTTAACTATAGCAGTTCTTTCCAAGGGGTCATAGTTACTGGGGTTATGTTCTTGATTAGTAGATTTAGTTTTGATAGTAAGCTTACCTGCGGCATTAGCTTCTCCAATTTCTTGGGTTACCTCTAACCAATCTGAGGAGCTTTCAACTTTCCAATCTACAGCACGATATTCATCTTGAGGCTTATTATCGATAAACTTCTGTTGGTAACTGTATACACCTATTTCTAGGGTCTCACCCCTTTTAGTACCATCGAAAGTATGGGAAGTAGTTTCTGGAGTGATACTAAAATAAGTTCCCCAGGTCTCTACTATTTTAGGAGCGGCCTTTTGTACCAGAGTTACTTCCCTTTCTACACCCTGAACTACTACCTTGAGAACCTGCTCTTTTATATTATTCATGTCTTCGTTTACTGCCTTAGGCTTTACCCTAATAGTTGCAGTACCAGTTCCGGATAATGAAGATATTTCAAAGTCTGCTGCCATTTTTAACTTTCCTTATTTCTTTTCTAACTTCATTTCGTATTTCCTTTTGTAAGGCAGCTTTTCCACCAGCAGCCTTAAATGCAGGATTCCAAAGAGGACGAGGTGGTAAATTACCATCTCTGCTACCATACTCTAACATGATAGCTATCTGATTCAAAGTCTTTCTTGAAGTCTTACCAGTATAGGTAATCTTCTTGATTCCAATTGGTAAACCAACGAAAGTTCTATTCTTGGTCTTTACTACAGTAACGGATTTAGCATATTGACCCGTGAGTCGTAATAGAGTATGCTCCCCATATTTCTTTACAGTACCTGGAGCATGTTTTGGCCAAGAAGTATGGGTACCGGGTGGTGGAACACCCGTATTCAAACTTCGTCTTACTATACGAAGAAGTTGATTACCAAACTTTTCTGTACCTTTCGCATAGCCTTCGGTTAAGATACTTGGAGTTTTGGCAATCAACCTTTCTGCACGAGCTTGTTCTCGTTTATCTACGTATATTTCTAGAGGGCCAACTGGAGTCGATAGTGTAATATTAACCGACTTACTTGGCATAATTCTTACTGTTGTTTAGGTTTATCCAATCCCAGCTCCTGAGCAATCCTTAATAAAAGGGTTTCTTGGTTAGTTAACCTCTCATTCATGGATAACTTAAATTCTTCGAAATCTGGAGCAGGATTACGAGGTGATTCTGAACGATTATTAATTAGACCAAGAATATTATCGCATTCAGAAACAACGGCCTCAAATTTGGCTTTGTTATTTAAAATATTTAAAGCATTCTGTTTCTGCATTGATACCTCATTAATGATATTATCGAGATTGGTCGTATAATAGGTACCATTATAAATACCTTCATTTACATTAGTTGGTAAATAAATGGTAATTTGAGATATTGAATCTTGTATCACTAATTCGATACTGTTAACAAAACCTTCTTTACCATTTGAGGCCATTGGTTTACTTTCGCCAACTTTTAAAACTCTTGCTTGGTCAAAGATTGGATAACCAGACCGACGATCTTTCTCTAAGGTGAAAATCATATCACCCTTTTGTACTTTCTGAAAAATCAATTCTTCCATAATCATTTTCTATTTATTAAGTTTAAACCGAATGATACTGCACCTGGATTCTTCTGCATGAAGTCTACCAGTTTTAGAAATTGATAGTATCCAAATTGATTAATGAGTACCTGAGCTTTGTTTGCTACTTCTTGAGCAACCTCTATATTTGGGGCAGGTAATGCTAGTTGTATCTTAAATTCGGTGAGTTGTTCTTGTTGTTCCATAATTCCTTAGTTAATGTGTTAAAACGAAAAAGGAGTACACCTAAAATAGATGCACTCCTTTTTAGTCATCCTGGTATGACAATTGGTTATGCCGTTGTAGTACCTCCAGTAGTCTTCAGAGCTGCAACCACTTGGTTGATAATGTTCTGGTCTCTCTGGGCATCTACCACTCGATTCAGACGGGCAATCTCCTGGTCCTTTGCAGTGTTCTCAATGAGACATTTGATTTCCTGTTGTCCATTCTTGAGGTCACAGCAGCAACGTTCAAGTTGAAGAGCCAAGTCAGATTTTACTTCTTTAATCAAGCCTTTGGTTTCGCAGCAGCAATCTGACTGTTGGTGTTCCATGTTGCAGAGACGGTCCATAACACGATTGAAGCCTGCGCCCATTTGGTCACGAGAATCTCGGATATCCGAATTCGTTTTGTAACCCAAATCGCAAAGACCTCTTTCCGTAGTGAAACGATTGTTAAGGATTTCCCTACCAACACCGGCAACATCTTTTGCTACACCACTGATTTCTTGAGTAACTCCACGAGCAGCATCAGAGATATCTTTGTAGATACCTGCCTTTGCTTCTTGAACCGTAGATTCTACTTTCTGAATGTCAGCTTTGGTATCATTGATTTTGTCTCATACGGAAACTGCAGCAGCACCAAAGCCACCACCTACCAATGCACCCCCGACGGCACCCCATCCGGAGCCCCAACCGGAATTCCGGTTATAACAATCATTACAACCTCTGTCCGCGATTACAACGCCATCGCCGGCACCTTTTACTTCTACTCCCATAATTGTAAGGTTTTAAAGATTAATACTTAGGTTAATTATACATTAAATACAGAATGGTGTTGTATTTTTATTACACCAAATTAAATACGTATTCATAAGTAATTGTTGCAGCATTCTGAGTGATATCAAGTGTAAGTTTTTTACCTGATTCCCTTTGAGTAACTGTAACCGTAGCAGATCTTGATGATTCTTCGATATTCTCTGAAGCTTTACTTGATACAGTCTTATCACTAACTGTAACGGAAGACCAAGAGGGAGTATCAGACAAATTTACACCTACATCATAAGTATCTGAAGTTTCGGAACCATTAATTACTTTTTTCTTATAGGATATAAAAGTCTTAGATAAAGTATCCCCTGAAGCAGCATGGTGAATGGATTCACTTGCACCAGCACCATCCCAATAAAAGTAGTAATTATAACTTACACTAGCACCACCCTGAGTAATATCTACATAATCAGAAGCCCCATCATAGTTAGCAAAAACTCTAATAGACCTACTACTTGTACTGGTATTCTCAGAAGCCCTAAGTGTAGTACCTGATAGACTAAATCCTGAGGTACCATTGGTACTTAAACTTGGAGTAGCACTATCAGAGCCATCCCTTGTATTTGAACCTGAGGTATAGTTAGCATACCTGGGTCTACTTGCACTGGGGTACAAAGTTACACTACCTCCAGTATTACCGATGGTATAAGAACTTGCCGTTAAGCTTACACTCCAAGAACCATAGGTATACCCAGTAAATTCGTTTGCTGCCTGGTATACTGGTACACTTACAGATTTGGTTTTACCATTTAGTGATAAGGTACCAGTAAGGGTTCCTACCTGGGTTCTAGATTTAACCGTAGTTCCCAAAGAACCTGCACTAACTGCAGTACCATAACTAATACTAGCACCACTTGTAATCGTACCTCCTCCCGTTGTAGAACCATTCCATCCCCAGGTCTGGGAATAAGTTGGCAAAGTAGTAAATGAACTTCTTGTACCTCCACTTGCAGGTATATCGGTTACAGCTCCACCACTTGCAGTAATTTCACTGTAGCTTTTATAACCTGCCGACTGAGAACAAGATACGGTTAACTTCTTCCCTGTTTCAGCTTGGGTTAAGGTTACCGTACCACTTCGTGTACTGGTAGAAGTATTATTACCCATGGTTACAGAAGTACCACTTCCAGATACACTACCAGAGTTGGCTCTAGTATAAGTTAAAGCAATTTGGTTACCATAATTATGCCCATTTCTCAATTCTTGCTTGTAAGAAGTAACGGTAAAGGTTTTAGTACCTCCTGTAGCCCCAAATGACATAGAGGTAGGTGATACACTCCAACCATAACTCCAAGATTGAGAGGCCGCTGCTTGAGTGAAGGTTAATTTAAAAGTTTTACCCGATTCATCCTGTGTAACAAGAGTATTGGAATCCGACCGAGAGGTTAATCCCAAATTCTCTGAAGCAGTCCAAGGAGGTGTTGAAGAAGGATGATTAGCTACCCATGCAGGTTTATTACTAATAACATAATTTACCGTAATTTCAGACCCATTAGCTACCCCATCCCAATATTTCTGTTTTGTAGAAATAAAACCAAACCCATGATTAGAAGAGCTTGGGTTACCCAAAGCATCGAAGCTTACACTACTGTATCTAGTAGTAAAAGTATACTTATAGGTTACCTTATGAATATCTTCGAGTTTGACACATTCATTATTTCCATAGGAACTGGCATTGGATAGTTCCAACCCCACATAATTCTCCCCGGTTCCTGTCGAGGAGAGTGCTAACAATTCAGCCTTGGTAGGGCAGTCATTTCCTGTCTTACCAAGGCCTACTTTAGTTTTGACAGCACTCCAGGTTGCTATCTCTCCCATGATTATTTATTTTTAAGTTCTTGAATCTCAGCCTTCAAAGCCTTAATCTCATCGTAGAGAAGTTTAATACCTTCAATTGCCAAAGTTGACATCTTGTGATATTTAACTTGTTTTACGAGTACATACTCTTCCCCATTGATTTCCAAAGTTTCGAATTCCTCTGGATTAGGTACTGTAGATTTCTCTACTGGAACTTCCTCTACATATTTACCAAATCCCAATCCCTCAAGATTCTGAGCAATAGTTCCCTCGTCCTCTTTACCAAGCATTTCGAATGACTTAGTTGGTATCTGGCAAATCTGTTCCAGAGTATGATTCAAATCCTTAATATTAGATTTGAGTCGAACATCTGAAGACTCTTTGAAGAAACCGGAAGGAGCAGTAGTCTTAGCAAATACTACCTGGTCGGTAGTTGCCAAACTCAATTGAGCTCTAGTTACTACGTGAGGATTATCTTTTCTACCAGCATGGCTATTGATAGAAGTCTGAGCAGCAGTACCTGCAGCCTTAGCATCAGCAATAGCAGTAGCTTGAGCAGTAGATACGGGCTTATTAGCATCGGAAGTATTATTAACATTACCCAATCCAACCTGAGTTTTAGTAACTGTATGAGGATTAGATTTATTGGCAATGTGATTATTTACCTTAGTTTCTAAGGCAGTTACATCTGAACCAGTATCGGCAATCAAATCGTCAACGTAAGTTTTCAATTCTGTACGAAGAGCATTGATGGCATTAGTTCTATTGGTAATCTCATTTGCCAACCCCTGTACGGTATTATCCAAGTTAGTCTTATCTGCTGCAGTCATTACACCTGCAGTAGTCTTAGTTGCTGCAAGTATATCTCTAATTAAATCTGTAGCACCTTCATAAGTCTTACCATCTGCACTCTTAGTTTTATTATTAAGAGTAGCTCTTACATTAGTTGAATTATGGGTAAGAGTGAATCCAGTAAGAATAATTCCTGGAAGAGAACTATTAAAGGTATCATGAGCATTATCTTTTGCAATACGAGCCTCTTGTTCAGCTTCAATAGCATCTGGTAAGGTTTGATTAAGCATTATTACACTATCGGCATCCATCAGACCAGCTTCTCGAGTAGTGGCTGGAGTTAGAGGGATTACCATCCCATCGGGTTTATCAATGTAATGCCCTTGACCATCCGTAGCAGAATAGTTACATAAGATAATAACATTACGCTTATTTTTGTTAGCTATTGAAACCTTACTAATTAAATTTTTAGGCATGCTAGATACCACATTCTCAAGATGCTTACCTCTACTACCTTCGAAAGCAGTACCTGCGATTTCCCCAATGATAAGAGACGAAGTATTACTGTCTACGAATTTAGTACCTGACCAACGGAATTGGTATGGAGGTTCACCATCGGCAACATTTATATAAATCTTACCAGATTCTCCAACTACGGGAGTTTGGTGACCTGCATCCGTATACAATTGAACATTAGTAAGACCTCCAGTGGGGCTTACATCATAGGTAGCATATACTTCAAGTACATCGTCTACATATGAAGGCAAATGGTTAGCAGGTACTAACCCCTTCCCATCCAATGGAGCAAAGCCATCAGCCTTACCCTTAGTTGCTACAAAGGCATCATGCTTAGCTTCTAGAGTGTTAATGTTATTCTGCAGTTTATTATCAAGGGCAGTGTCTGCCTCAGTTCTATCAGCAATCTCTTTATCAATCCTTGCACCCAATGCAGTATCAGCAGAAGTACGAGCAGTTGCTTCATCGTTTACAGCTTTAGTAAACTTGGTATCTAAAGCAGTATCTGCAGCTTTTCTATCAGCTACTTCTTGAGCAAGAGCGGCTTCTGATTTACCGTCCAAAGCTTCGATAGCATCTTTACGGTCCTGAACCTCTTGAGCAATAGCATTGGGTAATGTCTCATCTAGATTAACTTTATCTTGGGCGGTCATTACACCAGCTTTCTCTGTAGTAGCTGCTGGGATATAAGTAGTCTTATAATCTTCAGGCTCATGAGTATAAATACCCTCTTCTTTTTTAGAAGAGAAATTATGAGTTAAAGTAACATGACTGCTTTGTTGACCTACCTCAACTGGTTTATCACCAGATAAGATAATAATATTATCTGGTATAGAATCAAACAGCTTCTTATCTGCTGCAGTTTGTACACCAGCTTTCTCTGCAGTAGAGGCAGGCAATGTAATATGATTCTGTTCTACTGTACCATCTTCAACTACGGTCTTAGTAGCAGCTATGCCAACAGTAGTTTCATTGGGAGTTACTGCACCAAGAGCAAAGTTAGCCGTAGAGATTCTATCTAACTCAACCTTATCCTTAGCAGTCATCGTACCAGCCTTAGTAGCCGATACCTGAGGCAAATCGAAAGTTTCGGTAGTATCAGCATTCAAACCGTTATCCTTAGTTACGGTTACTGTTACCTTATTAGCATCTGAAGCTGCAGAGATATCCGTCAGAGAATTGGGGTCTAACCCATCTAACTTAACCTTGTCTGCGGCAGACATAACTCCTGCAAAAGTTTGAGTTACCGGGAGTAAGTTCTTGGTAGCTTCTACTTCTTCGCCATATTGGTTATTTGCATTATCCTTGGTTGAAGTCTTTACCTTGAAAGAAAGTTGGGTACCGGTTCTTGTTACAGCACTAACATCGGTAACCATGGTATCAGGCAAAGCATCAGAAGTACCTTCTTCAGCTACCAGTCTTTCTTCATGGTCATTGGTAATGTTAGTGAATTTATTATCTAAGGCAGTATCAGCATCGGTTCTGTCCTGAATTTCTTTATCGATACGTTTACCCAAAGCTGTATCGGCAGCAATACGGGCAGCTTCTTCTGCATCAATGTTATCCTGGAGAACTTTATCTGCGGCCTTTCTTTCCTCTCTCTCTGTATTTAAGTCAGAAGTATTCTGGTCAATCTTTGCTTCTAATCGAATATCCTCAGCCTTACGAGCAGCGATTTCATTATTCAGCAAATCGGTAATGGCAGTATAGTTACCATTAATGTTATCCTGAATACCCTGAATCAATTCCAGATTACGTTGAATATTAGCAGCATTCTGAGTTACCAGAGCATTGGTAGCATTCAAGGAAGTTAACAGCTCCGTACGAGTTTCAGTTACGAAAGTTCTCAACTCATTTACCGTAGTAGTAAGAGTATTACTTAAGTTAGTGAAAGTCTGTTGCAGAGTATTATCTCCTTGTTCACGCAGATTCTTTTCAGCTTCAAGCTTATTCTCCAACTCAGTAAGCTTAGCAGTCATAGTTGCTGCAAAGTTAGGGTCATCACCGAGAGCCTTAGCAATCTCAGCCAAAGTATCAAGTACCTCTGGAGCAGAGCCAATAATCTTTTGGATAGCTGCCTCTACTTGTTCAGCACTCTGGAAACCTGAATCGTTTAACAACTCAGATACCTTTGTGATATAGTTAGCATGTTCCTCAATGCCATCCAACTTAGCAAAGAGTAAATCAGTAAAGTCATTTGAAGAAAGTACCTTACCGTCTACCTTATCTACCTTCTTAGAATCTAAGGCTTGGTCAGCAGCAATTCTGTCTGCCTTCTCTTGAGCCAAAGCATTATTGATAAGGGTATCTTGGTTAGCTCTTTCTGTAGCTTCCTTATCGATGTTATTCTGTAATTCAGTATCACCAGCTAATCGGTCATTCTTTTCGGTAAGGATATCTTTGTTGATACCAGCCATATCATCTTTATGATTCTGAAGGTTGGTATCAATCTTGGCCTCAAGAGAAGTCTCTTTGGCAATTGCTCGGTCTTTCTCTGCATTAATAGCAGTAGTATTAGCATTTACCTTTGCTTTTAATTCATTCATAGCATCGGTATTACCTGCCTCTAGAGAATCAATACGAACTCCCAAAGCATTATCACCGGCAATACGATTTTCCTTTTCTTGTTCAAGCTTAGTGTTAAGATTAGCCACCTCGGATTCCAAAGCCTGCTTAGTATTATCCAACTTAGCAGTGAACTCAGTACTCAAGGCTTTATCAGCTGCAGTACGGTCTGCTACTTCTTTATCAAGGTTTACTTGGAGAACCTGGTCAGCAGCAGTCCTTTCTACTCTTTCAGTGTTAAGGTCGATATTAAGGGTATCGATACGAGAACTCAAGGCACTATCTGCATTGGTACGGTCAACGATTTCCTCGTTAATCATATCCTTAACTTCCTTGTAGTTATCCCCTACAGTCTTAGTTAAATTTGTGATTGCCTCTGAATTTCTTTCGATATTATGTTGGTTAGTAGCGATTGCCGTAGTATTGGCATTTACCTGCTCGGTAAGCTCATTACGCAAGGTATTGATAGACTCTTGCATACTCAAAGCCAAGTCTGAGATACGCTGGTTAACATTAGCCAAACTTTGAGTATATGCTTCATCAGCAGTCTTTCTTTCGGCAATCTCTTTATCCAAGTTAGCCTGAATTGTGGCATCGGCATCTTTACGGTCTTGGATTTCCTTGTTAAGGTTATCTCTTACAACTCCAATAGCAGCATCACCAGTAGCAGACTTATTGTCTACATATTCTTTCAGTTTAGTTTCGAGAGCAGTGTCAGCATCCTTACGAGCTTGAACTTCAGCAGCTACTTCAGCACTGTTTGCCTCATCCCCTGCAATACGGTCTTCGATTTCTTGGTTAACCTGTTCTGTGATTGCAGCCAACTTCCTAGTGATAGTAGTTGCAAAGTTGGGGTCATTTCCAAGGGCATCGGCAATTTCCTTAAGAGTATCAAGTACCTCTGGTGCAGAACCGATAATCTTTTGGATAGCAGCATTTACTTCTTCTTCAGTTTGGAAACCGGCATCATTGATAAGCTGGGAGAGATGGGTAATATAGTTTGCCTTCTCTTCAATTCCATCAAGCTTAGCTTTGAGGATATCAGTAAAGTCATTCTTGGTCAAAGAATAACCTTCACGTTTATCTACCTTCTTAGTATCAAGGTCTTTATCTCCTTTTTCTCTAGCAGCAGCCTCTACAGCAATAGCATTGAGCAATTGTTCTTTGTCTTCTACACCCTGCTCTTTTACATTGTCAATTTTGTGTTCAAGAATTAAATCCTGAGCAGCACGAGTGGTAGCCTCTGAATCTATATTGTTCTGTAATACCTGGTCTGCAGCAGTACGTGCTTGAGCTTCTTGGTCAATTTTACCTTGAAGAGCATTGTCTGCATTAGTACGGTCTGTTACCTCTTTAGAGATTTCATTATGAAGAGCTTGGTCCTCAGAATGACGGTCTACCTTCTCTTGGTCAATTTTACCTTGAAGAGCTAAAGTATCAGCCTGACGATTAGTGATTTCCTCGTTAATCTTAGAATCCAGTACAGTATCTGCATTTGTACGATTTGCAGTTTCTTCGGCAATCTTTGCCTCTAGTGCGGCCTTATCATTGATATGTAGAGTCTTAAGTTCATTTACACTTTCCTTAATCTCATTATCGGCAGCAATACGTTCATCTTTTTCCTTTTGGATAAGGTCCTTAAGTTCTTTCTCAAGTTCACCATTATCTTGATTTACCTTATCTTCAAGGTCTTTGATGTCTTCAGCATTCTTATCTACCTTCTTCTCAACTCTGTCGATTTCGGCTTTTAAGTCTGCCTTAACGGTATCAATCTTCTTATTGATTTGGTCTAACCCATATTCGAGGTTATCCTGAACTGCTGCTACTGCAGCACCCAGAGCAGCTTCGGCTTCCTTAGCACGATTAACCTCTTCGGTTAAAGCAGTACGAAGGTCGGTTAATTTATTAGTGATAGTAGTTGCAAAGTTGGGGTCATTACCCAATGCTTCTGCCAACTCTTTAAGAGTATCAAGGGCATCATCAGCACCATCAACCAAATCACTAATCATCTGTTTAACTTCTTCCTCAGTTTGATATTTCAAATCATTCTCAAGCTGAGAAACTTTGGTGATGTAATTTGCATGTTCTTCGATGCCATCAAGTTTAGCCTTCAACTCATCGGTAAAATCATTTTTCGATAAGTCGTATCCTTCTTTCTTATCTACCTTATTCTTGATAGAAAGTACGAAGGCCCAGAACTCATTTATAGTTCCTCCAAAGCCAGCTTTAACAAAGTCATCATAGTAACCCTGTAATAACCGCTGGTCTATTTCTTCGCAGGTATAATACTTACTTACATACATATTTTATAAAATTTAAGGATTAATTACTGCACGTTGACGACCCAGTAAGAATTCAGAATCGATATCCCTGAATGGTTCTCCCTCTGAACCACAGAAGGCATTCATTGGTACATCCGGATTTTCGGGGTCTACATCTCCACCGTCCTCAATATCTCCCCGTATGCAAGCATAATCAGGAAGCCTATTTACACGGAACTTTATTACCTGGCCTATACCAGGATGAGGTATTATTTTATCCCAGATATCCCCGAAGTAATCTTGAAAGCAGGTGACAAATTTGTTTCCGGTCATCGATTGAAATGCCGTTACATCATTGCCATTACCTTTCATTTCAATATGAACTCCAGAGGTACCATTGAGGATAACCAGATTACTATCAAACCAAATTCCACTATTTGTAGTAATTGGTGTCCACCTCAGTACTAACATCTTTGCCATATACTTTATTTTTATTCTACAAATTCAACTTTGGTATCTCGGTCTCTCTTTAGGATAATCATGAAAACTAAAGCCTCATCCTTTGCCTGAGCAGTCTGAGTATCTCCAGAAGGCTTATACGTTATACCATTAATTACAAACCTATCTTGTTCCCAATTAAAATCCCAATAACCTTCCGGTGTAAGATAACCGATTTGTTCTATATAAGATTTAGAAATTAGTATTGATAAGTTTTCATCATCCAATTCTCCTGAAATAGTTGCCTTATTGATAGGCCAGTTTCTGAAAGCATTGTAGTAACATAATGCCTCGATTTGGATGTTATAATATTTAGGTATACTGTCTTCGGCATGACTGAGAAGCTGATTAACATGTTTGGCCCAGGTTATGGATTGCCTACCAGCATCCCAATCTAAGAAGTCAGTGATAATTTTCTTGTATCTATCCCAAGAGCGGTTCTTTACCATTCTCCAGGGTTCTTTTGTCATAACTTAGTTAGAATTGATTTCTTACCACCTTTCACTGGAGCACTTGGATTTGGCCCATCTAATACTCCAGGTTGCCTTCTGTTAACTACTTTTGGGACTACGGTTCTAAATACTTCATCACAGAACGGTAAGTAGATTTCCAATCGTGAAGCTAACATACAAAGGTTCTTTCTTAATTCATCTATTAATCCACCTGGTTGCATTGCTTGAGAAAGTGTTTTCCATAGGGAACTTGTAGCATCTGCCAAGGTATCATAATATTGCACTTCAGTAGGCCCAGTAGTGATTTGTTTTATCCTATCACCTCGGGCAAGTTCGGGTTTAGAAGTACCATCACCAGTTTGTTCTTTGGTAGAAGTTAATTGACTTAGGTATTCTGAAGTACTTGTTAATAGATTAAGTATCTTCACATTGAGAAAGTCCCATGCTGCCAATTCCATTATTAATTGGTTTTCTAGTGCTTCATACCATAATTCATCAGTATACTTATCTGCAGGAATTTGGTGATTTACTAGAGGACCAATATAATATTGCCATTTGGTGATGTAGATAGATTTATCTTCCCTGGTCATTCCCTCTGATATCTCTGAAGGAATATAGTGGTCGATTAAGTTATATATTGTATCGGCTAATGCCGTATGCCCATAATCACAAACTACCAGAGTCTTATCTACGGTGATATCTAAACCATTAGAGTTGGTTACATGTAGGGTTACTGTATAGAAACCGGGAGTTTCATAAGAATAGGAAACATGTCTTCCACCATTGAAAACCTCTCCCTTATCATCGCCAAAGTCCCAGTCAAAAATGGATTTGGCCGGGACTTTGGATATGACTCTGAATGAAACTTCCAGACCTGACGTAACGTACAAAAAGTCCAGATTGTTATTCATATTAGTCTGTCTTATGTAATTTTCATATATTACCCTTTAGAAGAGGATTCGAATTCTTCCAGCAAAGCCTGAATAAGTGTTTCTACTGTATCATCTTTCTCGGCAACGATTTCATGAAGACCTGCTACCAGTTTCAGTTCTTCCAGGGAATAGCCCTTTGCAAGTTTTTCAAGAGTCATGCCTTTCTTGAACTGAGCATTCAGTCTCTTATCCAACTTTTCGATGTCGGCCTCTGAATACTTTTCGATTTCTGATTTATCAGCAATGATAATCAGATGGCCAGAGGCAATTGCCTTCTGAATCTTTGGTGCACGGAATTGACGACGAGAGAGTTCCTTGTCTTCTCCTCTACAAACGGTAATACCAGTTGATTGGTCATGAAAACTGTAAGCTCTTGGTCCCACAGTTACTGTATATTTATCTTTAGCCATATTTCCTAAGATTTAAAAATGATTAAAGAGAGGATAGGTCTTTTTAGTTACCTACCCTCTCAGGGAATTTATATAGATGAAACCGGACGTCCCTTATTATTCTAGGTTAACCATCAAATATGGGTCTACGTTCATGAACTCGGGGAAACCGAATTCTGAGAACTTCTTGTCAGCAGCCAGCAACAGAGTTGCATCCTGGTACATCTTAGAGAAGCCAGTAGTCAAGCTTGCATAGATTGCCTGAGTCTGGTTAGAAACGATTCTTTCAGATTCAAGCATCAACTGACGAGCAGTAAGCTTAATCAAGGCAGCAGATGTATCAATCAACAGCAACTGTTGGTCGGGTGTACCCGGGTGAATGTAGAAGTCAGCATTCTTGGGAACAGGAGACTTAACATTCAGGGTAGCTTCTGTAGTACCAGAGTGACGATCCTTGAATTCCGGCAAGTTCAGCATTTCGATTGCCTGGTCTTCACCACCAATCATAGTTTGGAAGTTACGTCCCATACGAGCAGCACGTACCCAAATATGCAGAAGGTCTTTGTAAGTGATACCATTAGTTGTTTCGTATACACCGATTACCGGGGCAGACTCAGAGCCATCAGGGTTGTTACCATTGATAGCAACGTCCATAGCCAGAGTATCCAGAGCATAACCCAACTGAACACCAAAATCACGAAGGTAGATTCCCAAGACATCGAGCGAAACATAGTTACGAACTTCATCAGTAAGTTTGAAACCTTTTCCGATTTTGAAGAGGCTAACTGATTTCTGTCCGAAGCTAACATCACCCAATGGGATAGTTTCTGCCTCATTAACCTTTGCAGGGGCAGCATCCGACATGTTAACCATCGGCATGATTGCTTGTAAACCATTGATTGGTTGGTCAGATGCAATGATATTTGGATAGAACGGAGCCTGGCGCATACCCAATGTGATAGCAGCACGGATGATTTCCGGAACAATCCAACGAATATTCTGTTGGGGCATTGTAAAGATGTTCTGCATCGTGTCCACTTTTGGATTGATGCCCATCTTTTCAAAAAGTTCATCTTCTGAAATACCCCATTTACCGGTAACCAATTCTCCAAAAGTTACCTCTACAGGCTTCTTGTCCTGTGAACCGGAACGAACAGCTTCCAAGCTTCTTACCATTTCCGGCAGCTCATTCATAAAATCTTGAGCCTTCAACTTTGTAATATCTATTTTATTTTCCATAACTTCTTTTCTCTTATTTGATGAGTACTTGAATTACCTCATTTGCCTCTTCTGCTGGATTAAGGGCAATGAACTGGGTTGAAGTTGCTTGGTTAGCTTTTACGAATCTATCGTTAAGCAATTTTCCATCGGGAGTTACATAGCCAGCTTCGATATTTCCGTTTGATACCCAGTTACAAATCATGTAACCTTCCATAGCTACTGTTACCTCTACCGGGAAATTTCTTTGAGGTTGATAAGCAGGGTTAACGTTATCCGTTACTGCTACACCCAAATAAACTTGAGTAGCTGTATCAGTGCAAGGGTAAATCAAACCTTCTTCATTCAAAGCCACTGGCATACCCTGTACGATTTTCTCTCCAGCTTTAACATTGAAAGCCTGGTGCAATTTGTGTGACTCACTTTTGTAAATCACCGCTCTCGGGGTTCTTTCCCCAAAGAGAGTAAGTTGCTGAGGGTCGTTTACGATTTTAGTTTTTTCCATAACGCGGATTATTTATATTAGTTATTTGATTTTGTTTCGATACAAGTTATCGATTACATTCTTAGTACTCGGAGATTCTGAATTCCGTTGGGTATCAGTACCCTGGGTTCCAGTTTTACCCTCGGTATCATCCTCAGCAATTGAGGAAGCACGGTTGACGTCCTTAGAACCACATTTTGAGCAAGTGAGAGGGAACTTCTCTTCCAAGCGAGCTTGGTAATCCTTGGTCAAGGAAATAAGAGTAGTAATACCAGTAGTCTCGGCATTGAGCATCGTAACGATTGTCTCATCTACCTTATCACCCATCAACTTCTTGTAGGTTTCTACGGCATTTTCACGTAGAGAAGCAATGTGATTCTTTCCTACGGTTGCCATTTCCTTCAAGTTAGCTACTTCGGCATTCAAGTTGGTAATCTGTTCCGTAAGAGAAGTTTTCTCTGTAGTAAGATTATCTACCGAAGTTTGCAATTCGTTTCTGGATGATACCAAAGTCTGAATGCAGGCAATTACATTTTCCTGATTCATCTCTTTACCTTCTTCCAGGGTAAGCATATTATCCCCGAAAAGGCTTTCAAGAAATTTTAGTAATTCTTCGTTCATGTTATTTTTATTTGAATGATTATCCTTGGCATCATTATCATTAAAAGAACCCTGAGTATCGTCCTTTCCTTGATATGATGTTAAATCTGATTTATAATCAGTAAAGAAGTATTGCTTCGATTTATCATCTCTGTATTCTTCATAAGATGCCCAAGTTCTTTTGGCAAAGGTTGGGTTAATGATTTTACCATCCGAACCAATTTTCTGGGCAAATGAATCAGCACCATGTGAAACTAGTGAGGTCTCAAGGTAACGAACAATTTCAGTAACAATTCTACGTACCATAACTCCCTTAGAGTCATAAGTACCCAGTTTCTGATAAAATTCGTTATCTTCCATTTGGGGATGGGATTTATCCCACTTAAATTGTACAGTAACTGAATTACTATGAATTGAAGGAGGTTCCATAAGGATGCCTCTAGCAATTCTTGGGTTTGCCTTACCATCGATTTTCAGAATACCGTTGATACCAGCGGGTATAGTAAAGCTACCGTCTTTATAGGATTCCTGCCACATTACTTGTGATACAGCACCAATAGCATTACCGATGTTGGTTTCATGGTCACAGTTTACTGTTTGACCAAGCAACATCTTCATAGAAGCCTTTAGTACTCCATTCTGACCAAAGTCTGTCGGGTTCCAATTCTTAGATACAATCGTTTCTGAAAGTAATCTGAACATTGGTTCGATAAACTCTTCGTCCTTAGGAGTTAGTTCCGATTTGTCTAGGTTGGGATAGTAAGTATTATAATCTATATCCCCTCCCCAAAACCCAAATTGAGCAATGGAATCCGGTGTAGGATTTTTCCATTTGTAATAATTCTCTGAGAAAGCCTTGGCTCCCACTGCTTCTGGGATATACCCAGCCATAATGGTATGGCCTTGACCTATCACCATAGAATCAAGATGCTCTTTGTTTTTCTTTGTAAATTTACTCATCTTGCTTTAGTATTTTGGTCTCCTCGAGAAGGAGCCGGGTTATTCTTATCTCTTGACCTACGAGCAGATTGGTTTTTATCATCTTGCCTTTGTTTCTTCTTAGTTCCTTCTTGGGGGTCTGTATTACCTCCCTTAGCAAATTGGTCCTCAAGTGAAACTCTTGGTTCTTTCTCATCAGGAGAATCATAACCCATTGCCCAAGCATATTGCTCTTGGCTAATGATACCTGCCTTATACAATAAGTCAAGGTTCTGTATCTTATACTGAAGACCTTGTTGGATTTTAACTTCATCAGAAACTGTAGAAGTTCCCCAATCAATCTTCATCCCCTTATTATTAAAGCCTGCCAGACGCAGTTCTAGAGAATAAAGTCGGTCTAATACATAAGCTACAAGCATTTGGATATTTTTTAACTGGCTAATCATCTTAGACAGCATTATACCAGTTGCACCTTCACCAGTAGTAGATGATACCCCAATGATAGAGCCATTAACTCCCAACCCATTTGCTACAGATTGTTGGTTCATATTCCAAGGCTTCTCGATATTACCGAGCTCCTTAGTAGTAGAATTTAGTTTGAATTCATGGTCATCTATGTAACCAGCAACTACCCCATCCTTCATACCCTCTTTAACATTACGTTTGAGGATATTGAGTTCATGGTATAATCTGGATTCATAAGATTTGATACTCTCATTTGGCCTTTGTGGAGATTTCTGCATCTTAGCTTCTAAGAAACCAACCATACCACAAATCTCCATGATATGTTTGAAGTTAATCTTCATATCATTTTGTCCTTTGAGAGAATCCAATGCAGGCATAAATGGAGGAACTCCATAAGGTTCATCCGTATCATTGAACATACCAACATAGAAATAGGTTTCTGGGTTAAGCTTAATGTAATCTTGTTGCTTAACAAAGAAATTCATATTCTTTTGGTAAGGAGCATACACCCCATTTAATTCACGTTTAAACTTGATGTGTTCTGGCTTAAGGAATAATACAGTAGCCAAACCATCAAGCTTATCATTTGGTACTCCTTCTACGGATATTGCCCCACTTACAAGAAGTTGAACAATCATTTTATTAACTAAACCATCTATACCAGCAGTATATCTGGTCCATCCCTTGGTGGCTTTCTTAAGATGTTCTCTCATCTTTGAAGCCTCTTCATCGGTATTATTAGGGAAAGTTACTGTATGACTGGTGTTAGCTAACTTAAACATATCTTGCAATGCAATGCCCATATCAGGATTTACCTTATATAAATCCCGAATTAAAGGTATCACATCAACACGAAAAGAGGGTTCAACTAATTTAGTCAACCCTTGTAATGATGTAATTAAGTTATCGCTATCATCGTCAACTGAAACCCTACCAGGCGAAATCGATGTGGCAGGCTTTTCCTCTTTATTAGAGGATGTACCATTCTTGGGAGGGTCCTTCTTACGTCCCCAACCCCAACTAAAATTGAAGTACTTTTTCATCTTGGTTGTACGATTACGTTAGTTTTTCCTTTCCTTATGTGATTACATATTGCTTTTCCAAAGATATCATCATCGGCATATACATCTCCTTCAAGGTCTACATCTACAGCTGAATTGTTAGCCCTATGTTTACCCATTGCAACAGGTCTACCTAAACCATCATAAATGAAGGTATAAGCTTCTTGTACAAAGAATGGGTCCTTAATGATTACGTGATCTAATCGAATATCTTCTTCCAAGTTTTCTATTATCACTGAACGATTCTTTTGGGTGGTTAACCAACCAGGGGATTTATCCATTTCAGGTCTACTTTTACCTTTTTTCTTCAGCATCTTCTGGTAGTAGTAAAGGTTAGGGTAGCCTTCATCTTGAAGCTTAGAAGTTACTGATAAACCAACGTCATTGGATTCTGGAGCTATTACTGCCCAGTTAAACAACTTCCCAGTATCACCAAGTAACTTAGCATAAGCTCCCACTGCCATTCTTCCCTTATATACTACTTGTTCTTCTCCTAGCTTATCCATACAAGTAAATGAAGAGTAGTCAGAAGCTCTACCAGTTGAAACGTCTGCACCAATGAAATATTCTTTATCTGATTCGGGTTCACAGAATTGTCGGTATTGACCATTAAATCTCTTCTTAATAACTGAGTAATCACTAAGGCAGTCTTCGATAGCTTTAATATCGGCTAAGTCGAAGACTGTATTACCAGATGATAAGAAGTCACCATCAATTTCTTGTGCAGTTCGTTTTGCTCCCAAAGCAGAAGACATTTGGTTATACCAATTGATATCTCGTTCTGGGTGCATTTGCCAGTATAATCGAATTGGGTTAAAAGGATTACCTCCTGCAATGGCATCTACCCAAGTTGAGTGATAGAAATTACCAACTCCATAGGGAGTGGAATTGACGATGGCAGCTCCACCAGTAGAAAGAGTAGGGAATGCAGCAGCCCAAATTTGAGCAGCCCATCTTACTATTGCTGCCTCGTCAATTACCAGAAGAGAAAGGGATTCCGAACGACCGGCTTCGGATGATGTCGGAATAGATTCAATAAATGACCCATTATCAAATTCTATCATGGAAGCAGAGCCATATTCTCCAGCTCTACCATTGATTATGGGAGTTTGAAGGTACCATGGAAGATTCTTGTACATGAACTTAATCTTCTTAAGTACCTTCTTAGCTGTTGTGTCCTTGATAGATATAATGTTTATCTTTTTGTTGGGATGGTACATCGCCAACCAAAGACAGTACATAGAAATAAGTTCTGTAATTCCTGCCTGACGGAACTTGAGAATGATATTGAATCGTTGGGCAATGAAATTGTAGAGAACTGATTTCTGAAATGGGTATAAATCAAATCTTACCTTTCCTCTTACTGGATGTATCACATAGCAAAAAAGGCTAAAAAAGAAAACATCACTAGAAACTCGGGATAGGTTTGATAGCTCCTCCCGAGTTAATGTAGTTCTAGTTTCTGAGATAGTCTTTGCCATTACTTAAAAGTTATACGTTATTTGAAATTCGATGTCAGTACCTATACCAGATTTTATCTTTGGGTAGTAAAAGGTATTGACTCCGAATTTGTAATTAAATCTCTTAGTCTTGATTGAAAGACCAGCTCCCATATCGAAGAGGTTATTGAAAGGTCTGTATTTGCCATAAACGTATGGACTAGGTGATAACCTTGCAACTTTCTTTCGAGTTAATTGACCTTCATACCAGTTGTAGTTGTACTTATCTAAATCGATTGGGAATAGTCTAGTTGAATAAGTGTTAGTCTCCTTATTGAACAGACTTAAGTTCAACTTATCTTTCTTCAAAACAATTTGAACCAGGGAATCTTGGTCACTGATAACTGGCTGCCTTAGCATGGAATCAGGAAAGAGAGTTGGCTGCTTATTATCATGAACTAAGATTTTACCTGGTTCAATTTTTTCTGAGTACTTCTTCTCTGGTTTGAAGGGTTTCTCTGTGTATACTGTATCTGGGATTTCATTGACCGCTAGTTCTAAGGAATCAACCTCTCGAGAAAGTTTGTAATTCCTGAAGCAAAGGTAAATAGTAAATCCTAGAAGTACAATGAACAAGGCCCTTTTTAAATTCTTCATGTTCAAAAATTTTAGGAAGTTCGCACGCTTTAATGATACTATCTATTCGGTAATCGCTTAGCGATTACCTTTATCGAACGAAGTGAGATAATATCCAAATATACTACTTACGATATGATATATGAATAGCTATATATACGCAGATAAATATATAGATATATATACGTAGTATATTATATATCTATATATTTCAAGGCACCTCAGAAACTTATATATAAGACTTTATATATAAAGCTGAAACTCAAGGTTTCTTGGTATTTGCCTTTTTGAGGCATTTTTTGAACCAAATACCTATTTCCCCTACTGCCCCTTTGGCAATTGTATACCTTGCCTTGTTAAGCCAGTAATGGTAATCCTTAAAATCACCTTCGAAGGTATCACCATTCTTGTGAAGGTAAATTTCGAATTTATCAGGGAATCCCATAATTGCCTTGAAGTCTTCGATTCCCAAAGGATAACCGTCTGGTCTGAATTGCCTATCTGCAGGTCTGAGAGTTAATGGGGGTTTATCATACTCTAATCGATATACTCCTGGAAGAGTACTCATCTTTGCAGTTTTGATAGGCCACTTCTTTTCACCCTTGAAATCTCTAACCCAGAGTCTATGTATCTTTGCTACTGTAAGATTCTTCTTTTCAGGAAGCTTCCGATAGTCATACATTGCCAGAGTTTTACTCATAAACGGAATCTGGTTAGTATTATTTTCCTGAGAGAATGTGAGTGGTTTAAGTAGATTTCTAGTAATTGTTGGGTTTTTTACTTGAAATACTTCATCAAAAGCATTCAAATATTTCTTACCAGTTTTTCTATGTACTCCAATGATAAGTAATCTCTTTCGTGATAACTGTGAGTTACCGTAGTCAGAAACGCTTCTTTCGTGAAAAATAAGTTTATAGTCTTCAAGAGTTTTTTGAAGATATTCTTTTGGGAGCAAAGATAGCAAACGAGGTAAGTTTTCAATAAGAAATATCTTAGGTTTATAATGTAAGATTGATTGAATTACTAGATTCAGGGATTTATTCTCTTGGGGATTGCCCAATTCTTTTACTTTTGAAAGCCTCATAATAGAAGATGCTCCACAGTCTGGACTTGAAAGTATGATGTCTGGCTTACAATCTGGGAAGGTTTCATCTTTATAATATGGTATACCACCAAAGTTCAATTTCCACTGCTCTAAGCCTTTAGTATAAAATACTCCTCGAGTTTCTATATTAGCTATCAAATTCTTTCTAAAAGGGAACAAAAGGATGCCTGCACCAGCAGACACCCCTAATACTTTTAATTTTTTCATTTCTTGTAGCTTCTCAATTTAATGTACTTAATCCAAGCAAATGGCTTACGGTCTTCCAGATAGCTCAGATTCTTATCATTATTGTGGGCTTCTTCTTCGAAACTTACATCATGATATCTTTCGTTCTGTTTATCCCACTTGGCAAAGCACCTGATGATTATGTATTCGATAATATACCAGAGATAGAAGAATCCAAAAACCAGGGCCACTACCCACCAGAAGGATATATCAAAGGATAACCAAAGTATGATACCAAGTATCAAACCTGCTATACTACACTCAATCTGCTGTATCTGATGAATACACTCATGATTGATATCATCGGGTTTACACTCTTCTACTTTGTGTTTGAAGAATGAGTTATACACCAGAGTAATTGCTTTGTAACTGGGGAAAAGAAATACTTTTGCTACCCAGCTGTTAAAATGACATCTTTTCATAATTTACCTTTAAAGTTTTCGTAAGCATTTCTTAGTTTTTGGTCGTAGGCATTCTGGGCATACCCGGGACCATTGTATTTTCTGGCAAAGCCAGCCCAGTCCTTTTCTTTGAGATTACTCAAACAACCAGAGTTTTTCATGAAATAATACATGAGTTCTAGTTGATTTGCATGAGATTCTGACATCTTATGAACGAATTCAAAGACATCTTTACATTCACAGAGGTTGTGATTGAACCCACAAATCTGGAACATTCCCCAACTTGCAGACTTCAATGCACATTCTTCATCAATTTCTTTGGCTAATTCGAGTCTCTTATACTCGTGTACACCTCCCAAGTACTTCGATTTATCCCATTTAGGGAAGAAAATCGTAGAATATCTCTTACAAAGGTAAGCTAAATCTCTGTCAGGGAATTTCTTATGTACTTCTTTGTACATAATGTGACCCTCAAAGAGAATTTGAGGCCTACCATCAGCTAAAAACCCATCTCTACCTGCTGCTTCTACCAATTGAACAGCCTTCAATAGAGCAGGTTCTAGACCTAAGCGAATAGCAAGGTCTTTAATCATTTCATTTGTTAGTTTATCCATAACTTATCAGTTTTAAGGGTTCAATTTTAGTAACAAAAGTATTGCTTATAACCCATTTTTAGGATGTTTCGAGGTTCTATTATCATATATAACTTATAAAATAATGCAATATGGGCAAGAAAAATGAATGCCAGATATGTGGCAAACCAATTAATTTAGAGGAATTCGATGAAACTAGAGAGATTCCCCAACTTATGGCAAGAAAACAAATTTGTTTTCAATGTGCTTTTTGGTCTAATCGATTAGCTTATGATAAAGAACTTGAAAAAGAGAAGGAAATTGCCGTAATTACTCCCGATTATTCCCATTGGATAACTAGAATACCGGGAAGTATTTTAATGGTACCTTCTGCTTTTGGGGGAATTTACCAAACTAAACTCCAACCAGTCAACACTCTTGGTGTTATAGATGAAGATAAAGAGAAACTTTTCATCATCCGTTATAATAACATCACTCACCAGGGCACTATACCGGAGCATCTAAGAGATGCTTTTAAAGTAAACGGAATATTTCTATCTCCACAGGAATACAAAATGCTAGAGGATTACCGGGGTAATGCCTATGAATTTATAAAAAATAAAATAGATAATGCAATAAATAAAGAATAATTTCGTATATTTGCATAAAGAAAATTTCTAAATAAAATAGATATGAAAAAAGAAAAGAAAGAAGCTAAAAAGCTCAAAGAAGGTGATGAAGTTATCTTCGTATTATCAGGAAGACCCATCACAGAGAAAGTAACAGTAGAATCTATTGATAAGAAAGGTGGATTTGCAATGCTTAGTAACCGGGTAAAAGTTGCAAGAACTCTCGGTCCAGATAATACATATCCAAGATTGGATGGGCAAAAGGGGGAAGTTCTTCCTATTACGGAAGAGAATGAAAGAATATTCCTTGCATACAAGGCTTATTTCTCGATTAAGAGAAATATAGAATTCCTTGACAAGGAAATAAATGGTATGAAAGATTCGAAAGCTTTCGATATGATGATTGAATTTGATAAGAAACTAACCAAGATTATTAACAAATACTTCAAAGAACAATGACTACTGTATTAGCAATAATTTATTTGGTATGCTTACCGTTCACTGTATTTTTTGTAAGGGCTTGCTTGGATTATTTACCCTATACTCACAAAATACACTCTCTCGTTTTATTCATCTCGGTATGGATAGTATTACCCCTATTTCCGATTTACCTATTAACCAAGTACCTAAAACATAAGTTGCTATGAGATTCTTTTTTGATAGAGACGGTGATTATGCTGGGACATCAATGCAAGGGTGGGAGATAATTCTCCTACTCTTATTCCCAGTTACTTTAATAATCTTCTTCGTATTCTTACCTTTCTTCATATTGTATAAGTATGATTCTAGAGAAGAAGATAAAAAATACGAGGAAGAACATCCAGAAATACTAAAAGTAGATTCTTATATTACCTGCTGGTATCCCTGGCATAGATATTCTGTTGCATATACACTGGCTCTTATATTCTGGGTAATTGCTTTTATAATTGGGATATTATCTTAATACGGGTATTAAGTTGGAGCTACCCAATAAAAATTCAAATCTAATGGATATTTTTTAGTGGGGTTAAACCTACTGGAGAGTATAGGAGTATCACTGCTAGCAGAGGGAGTTGAAACTTTTGTAAGAGTATAGGAACCCAATCCAGTTGTTTTTGTTGTAAAGTATGAATTACTTGGTAAATTGTAGTTAGGGCTAAAAGCATTACCATTCTTATCAAGGCAGGACCAAGACAGCATGTCGAAATTTCCTGGGTATAGATTAGCTATGTAGACATTAATCATATGTCTATTTTGATTTACTATCCAATTCTTATTTCTGTTACCATCAGCCATAGATCCACCTTCGCCACTAATATTGGTAGTAACCTTAAAAAAAGCACTCGTGTCTACTCCATTGATGGTTATAGGATTAAAATGTATTTCCCAATATTCTTTTTTTTCGGGAGTAGTAAGGTGTAGATTTATTTTATTACCAGATTCATTTTGTGTAAGTACACAAAGCCCAGAAGTACCGTCATTTTGTGCAGTAATCTGAATACTATTGTTACTCTTGTCTTCCTCCAGAACATAGTCCGGGGTATTGATGCTAGCAGAATAACCAACTTCAATAACCCCGGACAATTTGCCATTTACATACTTACTCTTTTGAGATTGTATTGTCCATCTCACAGAGTTACCCCTATCGAGGGTAATAGGTATATCTTGGGTGGATCTCCCCTCCCCCTAATTTAAGAACTTTATTTTCCATAATGTATAATGTTTTTAGATTGATACTGTTCCTCCTGCACTTGGTACTGTAAATGACCCCTCTAATATCCAGGTAGCATCTGATTTAGTATATACAGCTACTTTATCTCCAGTAGTACATTCTACTCGAGAACCAGGTTCTGAGTCATTGGCATAGAATGGAATCTTCATAGTAGTAGTACCAGTTGCTGAGAGACCCTGTATATACACCTGACCTGAAGATGATGTATTCTGTGGCTTAGCTCCCTTGCCAAAGAGATAGTAGCCTGTACCTGTGGGCAATCCAGAGAGAGTGAATGTTGAAGTATTCTGAGTTACTGGTATACTAAGGTTAGCATCCCCACAGGTTAAGAAGATATACCCTGAACGGTTAGCTCCAGTTTGA